CGAGCGGCCTCGGCGTGCCATCCGCGTGGAAACGCAGCCGCCAGGGCAGCCCCGCAGGGATGTCGTGTGCCCGCACCAAGTAGTCATCGTTGACACTTCGGGTGGGGTTGCGCCACCACAGTCCGGCATGGCGGTAGACCTCGCCCTGCATGAGCAGGTTGACGAGGCAGCGCTCTGTGAACTTGGGTGGCAATTCGGCGTTGAGGGCGACAGCGAGATCGCCATAGCCATGGTTGTACTCCAGCGCGGCAAGCACAAATGCCATACCAGCGCGATAGATCGCGGCCAGGTCTTCGTCGTTGGCGGTGCCATCGGCGGCGCGCTCTGCTTCCGCATAGAACTGGGGTGACGGGTGCTCAACGTGACTTGTATCTCGCTCCCCTTTCGGGTCAATGCCGTTGTCAGTTGGCACCGATGTCCACCCCCTCTAGCAAGTCAGCTTCCACCTCCATCAGCGCTGCCACTTGTTCGGGGTAGCAGGCTCCTGGGAAGGGCCTGCCGGGGGACGGGACCTCCTCGGCCACGTCGCGGAGCCTGCTTGCCGCCAAGCGAAGCTCAGTTGGGTCCTGCGCGAACTGGTTTGGGGCCATGGCTCATGCTACCACGTCGGGTCCGGCCCATCCGAATGTCACCTAACCTGTCAGTCTCGCTCAGACTTGAGTTGGGACTTCTGGGCGGACCAGGAACCATCCCGTGCCTGGAATGCCGATTTACCGTAAGTCGGCAAGAGGGTGGGCACCATTTGTGTGAAGTCGATTGACAGTAAGTCAGAGTGACAGGGACAGTGACGTTTTGAATCCCTGAATGCGTTCAAAATCGTCAACGCAATTGATACTCACTGAGTGTCAACCTAAGCGACAGCTAAATCGCCTCTGAGGCCCCTAGCGGCCCGTCTGCGGGCATCGGGGGGTCAACCCTACTGTCAGTATCGGCGCGCATTCTTTGGGGTTTTCCCTGCAATTGGGCACTTTTTGCCTCGCGCGCCCACGTGGCTGCGCATGCAGGGGTGCGCACGCAGGCGCACATGCGCGTACGGGAGCGCGCACATGCGGGAGCGCACACTCGCGCATCCTGACCAGGATCTTCCGCTGCGCTGCGCTGCGCACTTGCGCGCAGATCTGTGCGCGCGGATCTGCGCACACACGAAGACGAACCTGTAGGTAAGGTTGATATTTGGCTCTACAGAGCCAAAACAGCAATCCGATTGTCATCCCCCTGACAATCCGCACTTCCGGTTCTCAAGTCCGGCCCTACAGTCACCGATGAAGGGATTGCAGGGCAGCGGGACCGACTGAATCGGCCACTCAGCGCCCGACACAGGGCAGATAGGACTCACCGAAATGAACACTCCCACTCTCACGCAGATCATGGACGCGGCCAAGGCTGTCAAGTCCACTTCCAACACCGACAAGTCGGTGGGCGAGATCGTGGCCATGCTCATCATGGACATCGACAAGTCGCTCACTCCCGCACAGGTCGCTCCCGCTCCCGTCCGCTCCCGCGAGGCGCGCACTGCCCGCAAGTCGGCCGACTGGAAGTCCACTGTGACTGCCAGCACTGACCACTGCTATGTGCGCCTCGTCGCTTGCGAACTGGCGCTCATGGACGCCTACGCTGACAGCCCGATTGACGGTTACTCCACCCTGGATTGCGTGCCCACGCACGGCGCGGTGAGCGACGCCTACAAGGCGCTCATGCCCTACGTGGCCGCTGTCACTGTCAACTTTGGGCGCGGATCGGCGCACTACGCGGAGGCTGCCGCGCTGGTCGCGTAGCCCCACCATTGACAAGTCGGGCAGGCATGCCCGAATCGCGCCCACCATTGGCGCGACCGTCCCTGAAGCCGGGACGCTGACGAACCCTAACGGGTGACTTGTCAGACATAACCTCGCGGTGAGCGCGCTAGGCGCGCTAATGAGCACCACCATTGCTCCCGCGTACTCCAGTCGCATAGGAGTGACACCAGGGATGACATGTCGGCAAGCGACCGCTGTTGTCATGGCGTGGGATGACTTCCCATTGTCACTACTAACGCACTCCGCGCCACCATAGGCGTGCGTACATATCCGTTCACATGTCACTATGGACATGGTTCACATAACGACTTGATCTCGCGGTCAATCCTAGTAGCCGCTGTCAACTGAGTCTGCACTTTGATGGTAAGTCATGTTGACAGTCTGCGAGCTACACACCGACTGCAAGCGCTCCTTCTACAGTGAACCCCCCGGAATGACGAGTCAGGCCCCGCAGCTACAACAGCGGATACCATGGGGCAATGGCACTGACAATGTGACTCCCCGCAGGGAGAAATAAGCTCGGATGACAGTTGTTACTGACTGTCAACCATAGTGTCCGATTAGGTGGAAGTGGCGTGTCCCGCTTGCACAAGTAGCTCGGGTGGCATTGTGGTGCTAGTAATTCGATGCCCGCTGACAGTGCGATTGACAGTGTACGGCGCGATGGCCATGGTCTGAGTGAGGTAGGGAAGACGGTGCAAGTAGGCCGGAACCTTAGCCTGAGCGGGGAGCTTGAATGCGGCAATCATGCTGACATGTTCAACTGCCAATACCAAGGTGTTGCAGAGTCAGAGCCGCTAGCGGGAGTCAGTGGACATGCCTCATAGTCCTGCCCGCGAACTGGTACTAGAGAGGCGTCTGGGCAGCTTGGAGTCCCTGCCAGCACCCCCTAACTGGGTGACTGGAGTGTGCGGAACGGCGCGGTTCGATCCCGTCCCTGCCCGATTCAACCGAATAGATAGTCAACTCAACTCACACAACACCAGTCCTAAGGAGGACACCACCATGGGCTACATCGCCAACCCGACCGACGAGCGTATCCTCGTCGCCAGTAGCACCGACAACTACACTGTCATCAACCGTGACTACGCTCAGGAGCGCGCTGAGCGTGCCCAGGAGCGCCTGGAGCGTGACATGCGGGCTGTCGGATTCGGTGCCCGCCGCTCCTACTGCGGCTAGCTCCACAGTGTGTGTCATGTAAGTGTACATGTCACACTCCACAATTGCTGTAAGTTCACTTGTCACCCGGCCGCTCTCCGCATGGTAAAGCGGGGAGTCAGGCTGGGTGATAGGAGAATTGGCGTCGATTCAAGCGTATTGTCATATGTCAATGGGCTTGAATGGGCATGCCAATGTCCAATGATCCCGGGATGCAAGTGGGTTGACAGTCTGAGGCTACTCAGATCGTCTGCTCACGCACTCCTGGAGCCACACAGACTCCCTCCTGACTCTCTAGGAAGTGAGTCCTCTACTGGAGAGGCATTCCGGCCGATCCGGTGCCCTAGTGCAACCCCACAACGATCCTGAATGGAGGGTCACAATGAGCAACTCCTACAACACTGACAGTCCGGCGCTGGCAAGCGCTGCCGCACTGGCGCGCATGATCGCCGCTGCCGCTGCCTTCCAGTCGGATGGCACTTTGCCGCCGCAGCGTCGGTCCTCCGACCACACGGTTGTCATCAATTCCGGCCACGTCGCCTTCAATGGCGCGACCGAGCCGCCCGCTGGCCACCGCGACTGGGATCACATCCGCGCCCAGGAGCCGCAGCCGCTCGGTCCCTGGAGCCACTGCTAGTGCTCCCTGGACTGTCCTACGGTGGCAACTCACTTGCCGCCCGACTCGGCTACTACGCCGACCCTGACGTTCGCAACCCCGGCCTGATTCTGGCCACCGACCCCGACCACACTGTCAACAAGGAGAACACCGGAATGAGCATCGAGCGCACCGAGAAGAACGGCCAGCAGGGCTGGCAGGTCATCAACAGCGGCCACAAGCTGTTCGCCGCCTACGGCGTCGGCAGCAAGCGCCGCGCGCTGGCCTACATCGCCGCCCGCAAGGGCTAGTCACTGTCAATGGGGGAGAGTGAAGCTGCTCTCCCCCACCCTCACGCCGAATCGACAAGGAGATTCACAGAAATGAGCATCACGATCACCACTCCGCAGAGCGTGGCCATGGACGCGCTGGTCAAGATGGACTACGCGATCTCGCGGATCTGGCATGACGGCATCATTCAGATGACGCTGCGTGCCGACACCTCGGTTCACGTCTCGGTCCGGCCGGACGGCTCCTGCACGCCGCCCTACACCGATGTCACCCGCGTCCAGTCGGCTGCCATGCACGCCGCCGGACTGACCGTCAGCACCACGCCGATCAACGACTAGCAAGGAGACTTACAGTGAACACCGAGTACAGCATCCGCGAGATCATGGTCAAGGACTTCAACTCGCTCGGGCTGCGCAACAGCGCCTTCACGCTCGACATCATGGCCAACACCGGCTGCTCCTACAGCGCCGCGTGCTCGGCCATCGCCATCTGGGACGCGCTGCGCTGCCACGACAGCGACCGCATGTTCGACAACGGCAAGGCCAAGCGCTCCGTCAAGATCGGCGTCCGTCAGGCCGACGACGAGATCGAGTGGATCGCCACCGTCAAGTAACAACCAAGGAGTGAGTGTAAACATGCTTGGCTTCGCCATCTTCACCTCAATCCTCTGGGGCAGCGGTGGAACGCTGCTCTGGCGGATTGGCAAGGCGCAGGACGCACGCAAGGCCGCTGAGCGGGCAATTGCCAAGGTCGATGACGACCTTGCCCACGCCAGCCGCTACCAGAATCGCCTAATCGGCAAGGAGTAACTGTGAACGCAACTGACAACTACGTCGTCATCTACGACTCGTCGTGGCCCGCGCTCAAGCTGACGTGGGACGAGTCGCTGATGCTCGGTGAGGATGAAGCCGCCTACAAGGATGGTGACATCACCGCTGACGACTTCACTGAGATGTGGGGAATCCACCCCGACGCCGACTTCATTGTCGAGCTTGACTTCAGCAAGGAGTAACTGTGAACAAGGGTAACATCGTCAACTTCGAGCGCGGTGACACTGGCATCGTGCTCGCACTGACCCGCGACGGCAAGCGGGCGCTGGTCTACCGCTACGGCCCGGACTTCTCCAACTGGGTCCCGCTGGACTGGCTCACCGTGGAAGTGGCAGGCGACGAGACGTGCTACAAGTGCGGCGGCTCGGGCCTGTACTACTACGGCGGGATGGTCCTCAACGGTGTCTACCAGGGCAAGACCGGCCCCTGCTTTGGCTGCGAGGGCGACGGCATCCAGACCGATGCCGACCGCCTCCGCTGTCACCACTACTGGCATCGCCAGTCGGAGGAGGGCAAGGCCACCGAGTCGCCGCTGGAGCGCTCTCCGGAGCCGGAAGTGGTCAAGCCGAACCCCTACGTGCCGACCGAGAAGGCTGCCAAGAAGACTGCCAGTAAGTCGGCCGCCGACCGTCGCCGCAACCGGCGCGCTGCCTCCCCGCAGGCTCCCATCGTCAACGGTGACGACGGTAGCAAGCTGATCGACTGCAAGGGCTGCGGCACGCTGCACCGCGACGACACGCTCTGCCCCTGGTAACAACCAAGCTGCTAGTAAGTGGGTGGGCACCGACCGGGTGCCCGCCGAAACCCCTGCACACAAGGACTTTTCACTCCATGCACATGCTCGTCAATCCGCCGATCAACTCGATCTGGGAGGACACCACCCTCGAAATCACCTACCAAGTCAAGGCGATTGGCAAGGACTACATCCTTGTCAACTGCCAGCACAAGAGCCGTCGCTGGACGGACGGCATCGACGTGAGCCTGTTCAACACCGAGTTGACTCCCGTCAACTAACCGTACAACTTCGACCCCGAAAGCTGAGAACAACATGGTTGCCAAGGATGTGTCGGTCGGCCTGACTTACAACGTCATGGTCAGCGACAAGATCGTGCCGGTGCGCCTGACTGGCGAGTGCCCCTACGGCGGCTGGTACGGCATCAACACTGTCACTGACCAGAAGGTCAGGATCAAGACGGCGGGACGCCTGCGCGAGCAGGTCATCGTCAACTCGGACCACCGTGGCCAGACGGACTCTGGCAAGATCACCCCGATTCAGGAGAGCAACACCGTGAGCACCACCCAGACCCCCACCGTGACCGCCGCCGACCGCCGCGCCAAGCGTGCCAAGTCGGCCAAGGTGACGGCCCCCGAGCCGGACGGCCCCAAGATGGCCGACGTGCCCGCCAAGCCGCCCGTCGCGGTCAAGCCGACCGCCGTCAAGTCGGCTGCCAAGAAGACGACGGCCAGCAAGCCGACCGTAGCCAAGAAGACGGCTGCCAAGTCGGTGGCCAGCAAGCCCGCGAGCAAGCCCGCTGCCGCCAAGTCGGCGGCCAAGCCCACCCCTGCCAAGCCCGCTGCCAAGAAGGCGGCTCCGGCCAAGCCGACCGCCAAGGTGACGGTCAACAAGGACACCCCCACCGACAACTCGGTGGACATCGACAAGCTGGCGGCGATGGTCGTCGCCAAGCTCATGCAGGACAACAACGACAACAACAAGGAGAGCAACACCGTGCCCACCCGCAAGATCAAGGGCGGCAACGCCGCCGCCAAGAAGTCCACGACCACCCGCTCGACGGCCAAGCCCGCCGCCAAGCGCTCGACCGCCAAGGTCGCTGCCAAGCGCTCGACCGCCAAGGTCGCTGCCAAGCCGACGACGGCCGCGCCGTCCGTCACCGTCAACGACGACGGCTCCGTGACCGTCATCCTGACGGCGCTCAAGGAGACGCCGAACAAGTTCCAGTTCGGCCAGCCCAAGGGCACCGCCAACCCGCTGGTCACCGGCTTCTACGTGACCAAGGAGGGCATCGACGCGCTGGTCGCGGCGACCGACGAGGACGCCGACGCGGTGCTGGAGTTGACCTACGAGCCGCACGGCGGCAACCAGCCCAAGCACTCGACCCGCTGGGACGAGCAGCACGGCAACGACTCCCCGGCGTCCACGCTCTACCTGATGAACGCGGCGCTGTCCTCGCTCGGTGCCAAGGAGGGCGACAAGATCAACGCCGACGTGGCCATCGAGGGCGACAGCAGCATCGCGCTGACCCTCTGGGTCGCCTAGCAGTAACCGTCAAGGGGGAGGGCTTCGGCTCTCCCCCGCTTCACCGTCAAAGTAACAACTAGGAGAACAACAACCATGAAGAATGTCCGTATTGCCCTGCTCGTCGGTGCTGGTGCCCTGCTGATCGGTGCGGTCGGGCCGTGGGCCTCGATGCTCGGTGTCATCAACGTCGGCCCGACGGCCAACGGTGAGACGGCCGCTGTCGTGTTCGGTGGCGCTGCCATCCTGGCGGTCAGCGCGTTCACCCTGCGTGCCACTCGCGCGATCTCGATCAGCGTCGGCCTGCTCGCTCTGGCCGAATCGATCTACACGCTCGTCAAGATCGCTGACATCAAGTCGAGCGCCGGTGAGTTCGGTGGCCTGATCCAGCCGGGTTGGGGCGTCTACCTCACTGTCATCGCCGGTCTGTACCTCGTCGTCTCGACGTTCGTCGTCAAGCGCACTGGCAACGTGCCGGTCGCCGCGTAGTTCACCCTCAGTCCACAACAACAACCAAGAGTACAACACAATGCGCAAGCTCATCACCCTCGCTCTCGTCACCCTCGTCGGCAGCGGCATCGCCGCCTCGTCGGCCAGCGCCTACGGCTGGATGTCGGTCGCCAAGGGCAGGCAGCAGGTCCGGCTGTTCAACCAGGAGGTCGCCAATGGACTGGACGACGTGATCTCCACCAGCGTCCGGGGCTGCTTCCGGCGCACTGCCAAGAGCGTCGAATGCACGTCGATCATCACCTTCAGTGACATGACGTGCGAGTCCCAGGACCGCGCCGACTGGAAGTCCTGGACCTACATCCGCGTCCACGGCATCGGCAAGGCGCACTGCTACTAGCAACACCGCTGCCATCCTAACGGGTGGCGGCGACTCAGCGTCAGTCTAAATGGGCCTGGGCTGGCGCTGAGCCGCTGAAAGCGGACCCCACACACGTTCCAAGGAGAACAGCAATGTCTGCACCCCTGATTGACGACGGCACCTACGAGCCGCGTACGCCGGAAGATGGCACCGACCTTGACTATGCCAGTCTGCATGGAGTCGAGTGCCCGACCTGTGGCAGCTTCCCGATGGGACAAGGCTGCTACCACATCTGCCCCAACTCGGTGTGCTACTACAGCCCCGAGCAGGAGAAGGCCGACGACCCCTGGTACGGCATGGACGATCAGCGCGAGCGTTACGCTGGCGAACTGATCGGCCTAGAGGACAACTGACATGGCATTCGGCCTGCGTACTGGCGACCATGTGGCCGATCTCGGTGGGCGCTATCTGACAGTGATCCTGTCAGGTGGGCTGCGCTCACTGTGTCGGCGCGACGGTGACAACGCCATCGACTACTACTACAACCACGATCTCGTCAAGCTGACGGTGTGTCCTGGTTGTGGACATCTGACCGAACCCTACGCTCCGTGCGGCTCGCCGGAGTGTCACATTCGACCGGAGGACGACCATGAATAACAACTCGTTTGACAACTACGTCAAGGAGATCGAGGCTCGCGCCAATCCGGCCGAGCGTGAGATGCTGACGCAGGCTCGCAATCGCGCGATGATGGAGCTTGACGAGATCGAGCGCCGCCAGCGCAAGCGCGAGATCGTGGAGGCGTTCGGCAAGCGGCTGGAGAGCGAGTTCCCGACCGGCGTCGTCTGGCTGGCCCCGCCGACGATGTACGGCCAGTGCATCCAACTGGCCTTGCCGGGAGGCTGGGACGTGACTATGATCCCGGCCAACGGTGAGGTCTGGGTCACACTGCCAAGTGGGAACCGCTTGACCGACGCGCCGGTCTACCAGCCCGACGACAACGACATGATCGCTTACATCAAGGAGAACACATCCGCATGAGCAGTGACATTCCCAACCGCAGCGGCGGCAAGACGCTGATGGATCGCCTCTACACAGTGGCGCTGGCCGTCGGCATCGACAGCAACAACCCCGAGGGCGGTGTCAATCATGACAGCGCAGATGACGACATCATCGAGGTCATCTGTGACATCGCTCGCGGCAACCCCTTCAACCTGCCGATCCACATGGACCGGCTGACCGAGTACCAGCGCGCCACTGTGCTGCGCGCCTTCTACGACGGAGCGTACGACCGATGAACACCACGCTTGACGGGACCGACCTGGACCTGTACTGCAACGAGATCGACGGCACGCTGCATCAACTGCTCGCGCCGATCACGTACCAGTACGTGCCTGCCGAGGGTCCCATCAAGGAGGGTTACACCGACCCGCCGACGCACTGTGTGCGGCTCGACCTGTCGGACATCCCGTCCGATGACCAGCGGGTTGCCTTCTTGCTCATGCGGATGCTGCTCCAGAGCGCCAATTCGCTGACTGGCACGCTGCGCTATGACCTGTGCGCCGATCACACCGACTGCCCGGAGCATGATGCTCACGTGCGCCGGACGGTCACGCGCATCCTTCACCGGCTCGCCAACTTCGACGGCAAGGACTGACATGCCCTGTATCGACATCTACCTTGTCATCGTGGACAACGGTGACATCGAACCGGAACTGTGGGCCTTCCACAACGGCACGCAGGCCGAGGAGTTCGCTGCACTTCGTGGTGGTGACATCCATGATGTCACTGTCATGGACAGGCAGGCCGCCCAGACGCTCATCGATGAAGAAGAAGTGGAGCCGCACTAGATGCACTGCGTCATCAACCAGCACGGCGTGGCCTGCCTGATCGACACCGAGACGCGCTGCCGTGAGTACGCCGACAAGTTCGGCGGCACCGTTCACCTCTACGTAAGGACAAGCAACATGACACAGCCTCAGTTCAGCATCGGGGACCGGGTGTTCTCCCACTACACCAAGAACACCGCCGCCGGGGTGAGCGGGTGGGGAACCATCGCTCGCATTGACACCACCTACCGTGACCAGAAACACGGTGTCACCGGCTCGCCGCTGCCCGACACCACGTGGTACGAGGTCACGTCCGACGAGGGTGCCACGCACCTGCTGGACGACGCCCACGGCAACTGGGACATGGCCCGCATCGTGCCGCCGCACATCGCCATGCGCTACGGCTACGGACCCGATCCCAAGCCGTAATGGAGCAGCGCGTCAAGTTCATTGCCAGCGGCTCGCTGGCGAGCTTCCGGCAGACGCTCCAGACAGTCGCCAACATGATGACGGAGGATGGTTTTCGGATCACCTCCACATCAACCTTCGTCAACCCCAGCTTCTACTACGCGACCATCGTCGCAATCAAGGAGGACTAGCAACATGCTTGCCAGTGTCACACAGAACCTCATCGTTCGAGTCAGCCCCGTCAACACGCCGCTCAAGGAGAACGGCTGGGGTGAAGTGCTCGGCTACTACCGGGCCTATGTCGCCGGTGGTGACAACGACGAGCGGGTGTTCATTGCTGCCGAGTCGGAGACGATGCGTGGCATCGTACCGATGACGGTCGGCTATGGCACCCACGCCACGGCCCGGATGGCGGTTCTCAACGCCATTGACGACTACGAGAGCAAGTTCGGCCCCATCGCGGTGGCCGACACCGACAACAACTAGGAGGACACACTCATGGAGAACGAGAACCCCATCGACATGGCGCAGGTTCGCGCCAACGTCGTCCAGCGCATCCTCGACAAGATCAAGGCGCGTGACAACCTGCGTGGCTTCGTGTTCAACGTCGAGCACTCGCCCGACATCGACAACGTGGGTCGCCGTGACTACAACGGTGACATCGTGGCGCTGTCGGTGCTGGCCGAGAGCACGGCGTTCCACATGGAGAACGACATGAACCTGGACATCGAGCAGTTGGGCTTCCTCATCGCCCGCGATGTCATCCAGCCGATGCTGCGCGACGACGACGGCTCGCCGCACCCCACCGAGGGTGCGGTCGTCTGGATCACCTCCAACCGCTACATGCCTCCCTGGCGCGATCTGGAGGACGTGGAGGCGATCTGGCAGGCCGAGGGCAATGAGGACGGCTATTGCAGCCATCTGATCGAGCGGATCGAGGAGGTGTGTGGCAATCAGCTTGGCTTGTTCATCGCCACGCCCGACTATGACAACGCGCTCTACGCGGTCGATCTGAAGGTCTGGGAGTACATCGACCCGGACGACCAGGAGCACGATCCGTCCGACCTCAACGACGAGTGGCGTCGGATCGAGGACGAGTAGTAACAACCCGCAATCCTGACAGGAGGATTCACATGTCACATCACATCCCTTGGCTTCAGGCCGAGATCAAGCGTGCCCGCGACCCGCGTGGCCGTGGCCGCAAGCTCCAGAACAACACCTACCTGCGTCAGTTGGAGGACGGCTCGCTGGTCGTCCGCCTCCATGCCACCGACATCGTGACTGTCACTCCGGATGGCGACTTCATCCTCCGCAGCGGCGGCTATCACACGAACACGACCAGGGACCGGATCACCTCCTACTCCCCGATGACGTGGCGCACGCTGCTGTCGGAGCACGGTGACTGGTACGTGCGGCTGACGCCGGACCCCAGCGATCCGCGTCCGGAGGTCGTCCACCGCTCCGTCTGCAAGCCCTATACGGCCGACAACCCCGGCGACGAGCCGGTCAAGTCGAGCGCGGGCTGCATAGCGGGCGACCTGCTGGCCGTCCCGCACGTCAACGAGAAGCTGCACATCTTCCGCAAGGACATGCAGGCGGGCGATGTCATCGTCTATGACAATGCGGTGGAGAACGGCCGCGAGCCGGACAAGTACGACTTCATCGACATCGAGCGGTCGTGGGTCAGCCACGTCTACTACGGCGAGTCGGCCCAGTGCTACCAGGACGACGGCTGGGGCATGCTGGATGACAACAGCAACCCTCACAGAAGCTCGTTCGTCAACGACGACGGTGAGACGGTCCAGTACGAGCAGTGCGCTCACTGTGCGGCGTTCGATCTGGTCCATGAGCAGTGGCGCTATGCCATGCACGGCGGTCGCTGGGAGCGGCGCTATGACCGCTGGCGCGGCTATGCCCTCTACGCGGCCAACCTGAACCTGCATGGCAGCATGGAGGCGTGGCAGGCGGCGTACATCGAGGACTTCCGTGCCCGCCGTGCCTACCTGAAGGCCGAGCGTGAGTGGGACGAGCGCAATCGGGTGCCCTTCTATGAGGGCATCGTGGTTGACAGTGACGGTTACGCTCAGCGTGAGGGTGGCCCGTCGAAGGCCAAGCTCGACCGCCACAAGCGCGAGGTCGCCCGCATTCGTCGCGCCGTCAACAGGTTCATTGACGGTTACGTCAAGGAGCTTCGCAAGGGCACGATGCCGATGCCCAGCGGTGCCGACTGCTGGTATTGCTCGCTGCGTACGGAGAGCGGGCAGCCGATGGGTGACAATGCCCAGACGCTTCACAGTGACGGCACGGTGACGCGGGAGGTCAACACCGACCACCTGTGGAGCCACATCGAGGAGGGCTACTACGTGCCGAGCCTCGCTGTCAACGCTCTGCGGGAGCGCGGTTACAAGGACGTTGGCATCTACTTCTGGCTCGACATGGACCAGGAGGCTGGCACGATGGGCAAGGCCAGCAGCGACTACAAGGGCTTGCGCCGCGACCTGCGCAAGTACATGCTCAAGCGGCTGCTGCCGACCGCACCGACCGCCTAAGACAACGACAACGAGGGGGCTGGCTACGGCTGGCCCCCTCATCCCTACGGAGGACAACATGAACAACAAGTCACTTGACTTTCCGATCCCGCAAGACTTCCTCGACATCGACCCGGTGGCCGCACACTGGGTCGCTGCCCACCCCGGCGACAACCGCACGTACTTCGTGCCGGACACCGATGTCCACAACGACATGACCGCTGCCATGATGTCGGAGATCCCCGGTCAGGACGACACGGTGACGCCGCGCGACCTCAAGGCGAGCCGCTTCTGGGGCTTCTGCATGAGCTACTTGATGCAGGACGGCAACCTCGCAGTGCCCGGTGGGCGCTACGGCCGCGACACCCGCGACTGCGCCGAGTTCGCCATCATCATGGCGCTTGTCATGCGCTACCACGGCGGCGAGCCGATCAGCTACTACCAGTTGAACAGCGACATGGGCCTCGTCGTCAACTCCAGCGACGGGGTGGCCGACCTGCTGAGCGAGAGCCAGTACATGATGGATGACATCGGTCTGGAGAGTGTCAACCTCAAGGAACTGCTCGGTGACGAGTACATCCCGCAGACGAAGCTCGAACGGCTCGCCAAGTGGGCCGAGGTCAGCATGGGCAGCGACGAGGACACCGTGACGATCACGTTCGATGAAGATGACGCCGAGCGGCTCGTCAGCGACATCATGGATGGCAAGTTCATGGATCGGCAGGGCGAATGAGCCGCCACCTCCTGACCAACGAGAAGGGCGAGTGGGCGGTTGGCTGGGATCAGCCGCTCCAGTCCTTCTACCTGCAACTGTACGACGAGAACCTGCCGGAAGATGACAACCCTGTCATCTGGGCCGGGGCCACGCGGGAGAGCCGCATGTATGAGGTCGATGACCTTGTGCGTGTCGCTCGCCGCAATGGCCTTGCCATCCCCTACAGCCTGCAAGTGACCCTCTACGGTGACAAGGACGACGGCAAGTGAAGCCGACCAGCACCGTCATCCACCTGTGGCTGCCCCAGAAGGGCTATGCCAAGGTTGGCGAAGCGCGGGCCTACGGGGCCTGTGGGACCAGCGTGGGGCGCTTCTCGCCCCGCATCGAGGAAGTCAACTGTTCGGCCTGCATCGAGGCCAACGACAAGGAGAACGACAAGTGATCCGCATCATCATCACCGACGAGCAGGGCACGCTGTTGGGTGCCACGACGCTCGACATGACCGACCTGAACGCCAACGGCCATCTGCCTTCCGTCTACGTGGGCGACAAGGTGAAGGCCGAACTGCCGACCAACACGGACGCGCTGAAGGCGCTGCTCGCCTGATATGCCACTCGACCTGAAGGACAAGGCACTCGACTTCGACGTGCTCTGGGACCAGGCCACCGACAACGCCGAATGCGATCTCGATCTCAACCTGCTTGACGAGAACGAGCAGGAGGAGTTCGAGTCGCTGCGCAAGCTCGCCAGCGAGGTCTGCAACATCGCTGTCGCTGACGTTGACAAGTACGACTTCGATCACGCGACCAACAACGTCGAGGTCGTGCGCGAGGACGAGTTCGAGGACTACGCCCGCGACTGGGCGAACGGCATCGAGACGATCCCCGACCACTGGCCGTACGACCACATCGACTGGAAGGCCGCTGCTGAAGCGCTGAAGGCCGACTGGCGCGAGTTCGAGTACGACGGCTACACCTACCTGATCCGCGACATCTAAGGAGACAACATGCCGGAACTGAATCTGAACGGCCGCAACGACATGAAGTTGCTGGCCGAGGAGGTCAAGACCAGCCTCCGTGGTGCCAAGATCATTGGCATCATCCACGACCGCACCGAACAGGGCAGCCCGCGCCTCTACCACTACGGCGGGATGCGCTCGGCCGACAAGCTCAACTACTGGGAGGCGTGGTACGTCATCGCCTGGGAGCGTGAGGACCAGTGCGGCACGCACATCGGCCACGTCGATGCGTTTGGTCAGTCGATGCTGACGACCGGACACTATGACATGGACCGTGGCAGGGCGCTGGAGGACATGCTGCGGCGCTCGAACACGCCGCTGCTGATCGCCCGCCAGCCCGACGAACCGGAGACGTTCGTCCAGCTTGTCATCAGCGAGCGCGACTTCAAGGCCGAAAACGACGGCTCGGAGTTCACCGACGCCGATCTCGTCAGCTTTGCCAAGGAGGCCAACGACGTGGCTTCCCACTGGAACGGCTACGAGGGGTGGCGTGCCAAGCGGGGCGACAGGTTCGTGTTCGACCCCGACGAGATCCGGACGGGCTACTAACATGGCCCGTACGACGCGCACCTCTCCCGCCAAGCGGCGGGAAGCCGAGGCGGTGCAGGAGCTTCGTGACGCGGTTGACAAGGTGAACCGCGCCAGCAGCAAGTTCCGCGCCGACTCCACCGCTACCATCCTGTCAGGGATGTTGCACGCAGCCACGGGGATCATCGACAACGTGGCTGACACAATCGAACAGCGAACCGAGGAGGACTAGCAACATGGTTGCAGAAGACAAGCAGATCGGGTGGTTCATCACCAAGGTCCACGACGCCAGCGACAGCGAGCGGGTGGGCTACGGCCAGTCCATCGACACCGCCCGCAAGACGATGACCAGCTACGAGATGATGTTCGGCCGCACGCTGTTCGTGGAGACGGGCCTGTCGCTTCAGGACATCCCGTATGACAAGCGGGTGAAGTGGCGCTCGTTCTCCGACGACGGCGACCCTGCCTATGACGGGGTGGTTCACATCGACTGGCTGTACCCGACCGACGAGTCGGAGAACGACACCCAGGACGACGACCTGGCCTACAACCTGGATAGGTTCTGCATGGAGGACTGGGGCGCGGTCCACGTCGCCTACAACATCGGTGACATCAAGCGGTGCCGTCCGGACCTGGCGGACTACATCGACCGTCACTCGCCCTGTCAGTACGCCAAGGCGTACACCGAGATCTACGGCTGAAAGGAGCCGCATGCTCTACGTCAACTACAAGCACATCCCCTTCTGGCAGGACAAGTTCCTGCTCAACACGCCCGAGGGCACCGTCGAGGACCCCTGGGTGTTCGTCGTCGGCATCCTGTCGATGCACACCGGCATCAACCGGATCACTCGCAAGAACGCGGCCGAGTTCTACAAGCGCGCTCGGCTGGTCGAGGCGTGCTACAACGGCGGCCTCATGCAGTCCGGCAAGGATGGCAGCCTCGTTGGCATCACGCCCGAGATCGTGGAACGCTTCATCGGTGTCACCACGAATGCCAGCAGCTACACCGAGCCGCAGTTCTACCGGCATCTGCGCGAGGACGTGAGCGTGGAGCTTCGCCGCCACTACGAGGCGCGGATCACGGTGCTGGAGGACGAGCGGCGGGCCGCTGTCCACGCCAGTATCGCCACTGAGCAGGGCTAACAGGGATCGTAGTCGGGTCGGACTTCCGCAAGGGGGTCCGGCCTGCTACGCTGTCCGCACTATCGAACCGACGGAGGAAACTACATGAAGTTCGTTCCGACAGGGGAACAGCTAAACGCCCGTCACAACGTGCTCGACGGCGAGCACACGGTCATGAGCGCCTACGCTGGCGCATCGAAGACCACGACTTGCATCTTCGTCAGCAAGTCGCTTGACACGGAGAAGGGCATGTACCTTGCCTTCAACCGTGACATCGCCACGGAGGCGAAGGGCAAGTTCCCCCGGCACGTCGAGTGCCGCACCACCCACTCGCTCGCCTTCCAGGCGGTCGGCAAGCACTACGTCAACGCCGGTCGCCGCATCCCCGGCCGCGACGTGCGCCGCCTGCGCATCGATGAGGTGTGCTACATCCTCGGCTTGCAGGATGGCTACAAGGGTGACAACGCCAAGTTCACCAAGCAAGGGCTGGCGTATCTCGTCAAGGAGACTGTCACTCGCTTCTGCTACTCGGCCGACACCGAGGTCGGCTGGCGTCACTTCCCCTATGTCAATGGCATGGAGAAGTGGAGCGAGACGGAGAAGCAGGAGGTGCGTTCCCTCGTCATCCACTTCGCTGGCATCTACTGGGCCAACACGATGCGCAAGAACGGCGACGTGGACTACGAGCACGACCACTACCTGAAGCAGTTCCAACTCTCGGAGCCGGTGATCGAGAAGGACTTCATCATGATCGATGAGGGGCAGGATACCAACCCTGCTGTCTTCGACATCTTCCGGCGACAGGGTGGGCACGCGCAACTCATCATGGTCGGTGACTCCTACCAGAGCATCTACCAGTGGCGCGGAGCCATCGACGCCATGGCTGCCTTCGAGGAGGCCGTCAACCACGTTCACCTGACCAAGAGCTTCCGCTTCGGTGAGGCGGTCGCCAACGAGGCGAACAAGTGGCTGAAGATGCTCGGCGCTGTCAAGCCACTTGTCGGCTTCGAGGAGATCGAGAGCGAGGTCTGCGAGCTTGACCTGCCGCGAGCGATCCTCTGCCGCACGAACGCTCAGGTGATCGCTGAGACGCTGGCAGCGCAGGAACATGACAAGAAGGTGTACGTGCAGGGCGGCACGTACGAGATCGAGCAGTTCGCCAAGGGTGCCCGCGATCTCATGCAGGGCCAGCCGTCCAACCATCCGGAGTTGATCGGCTTCAAGTCGTGGGACGATGTGGTCGCCTACGTCAACGCCGACAAGTCGGCCAAGGATCTCCGGACCTACGTCAAGGTCATTGATGACTACGGCGTGGAGAAGGTGCTGACGATCACCGAGCGGTGCGTGGACCGTGAGACGTACGCCGACGTGACGACCAGCACCGCGCACAAGTCCAAGGGTAAGGAGTGGGAGAGCGTGCGAATCGCCTCCGACTTCTCCGAGCCTGAGGATGACATGGAGACTGGCCAACCGGCCCGTCTGACCGAGAGTGAGATGCGACTTGCCTACGTGGCTGTCACTCGCGCTCAGCGCCAGCTTGACTGCACGGCGCTGGAGTGGGTGGACCGCTGGGTGGCACGGTACGCCGCTGGCGAGCCGATCACCAAGTCGCATGACAAACTGACCGAGCAGGAGGCCGCTCAGGAGGCGGCGACAGCATGACCGACACCCGTTCACTGCGCGCCGCGATGGACAACCTGAGCGTGCTCACCAGCGGCGACTGTGAACTGCGCGCCAAGCTCATCATCCATGAGCAGCATGGCACGTGGCTTCACATCAAGGCGCAGCTTCCCGGCACCGGCCTGTTCGTCCACGTCCTCTTTGACGAGGACGCGGCGCTGATGGCCATGACCACTGGCAAGGCCGACTCCGACGCCTGGACTCGGCTCCGTAGCGACATGGCCCGCAGGGGCTTCGACATCGACTGAGGAGACAACATGTCACCTGACATCATCGAGAAGTACAGCAAGATCCGCGCTCGCTATCCCTTCATGCCCGCTTCCAGCGCCTTCCGCTGGGCCAAGCATCCGGACGCAGCAGAGGGGTGGGAGGCCAACACCCACGGCGACGTGTGGACCAAGGAGGTTGACGGCTTCGAGATCCGACTGACGGTCGAGGACGAGTCGATCTTCCCGATCCCTGACAAGAAGGGTGACACCGACTACGGTCGGTACGCCGGGGAGGCGCACCGTCGCTACAACGACGACTATGACTGGGACGGCCAGTGGGCACGCCCGGAGGAGCTTGCCTGCTTCTCGCTGGTCGAGACGACGGGCAGCAAGCCGCGCCGCCGCGAGATCATCTTCCCTTACACGGCGATCCACTACAGCGGCCCCGGCTGGACGCAGAGCGAGGGCAGCGGCTACTTCATCCCCGATGGCATCAAGGACGAGTACGAGTCCTACCGCCGTCGCGGGGCCAGCCGTTCGGTGGCATGGGACATGACGTATCAGTTCATCGAGAGTCAGATCAAGATGCTGTTCTCGTCGCCGCTGACCAACTGCTGCGTCTGGGTCAAGGCGTACCGCAAGGGAGTTGACATCGAGCTTGGCTCGGCTTGCATGGGCACCGATGTCAGCGGTGATGACGAGGGCCGCGCCTACATCTTCGAGATGGTCAATGACTATGGCATGATCTCGGAGGCCATCGAGGAGGCCAAGACCGCCATCGTCAAGATCGTGGGTGAGTGATGGCGCTCATCCAGCCAGGCGACATCTTCGTCCGGCGCTACCCCAACCGCGAGGCGATCCACATGTACCTGGAGCGCGGCCTGGGTAGTGGCAAGCAGCCATACATCGTCCTGACCGGCATCACGACCGACTCGACATGGGTCACGACGCGCGAAGGAGTCGAGCGTCGGCCGCGCCGCCAAGGTAGCAACTGGCGCTACGTCGGCACGGTGCCGCAGGGCTACATCCTGGAGTTGATCGAGCGAAGGACGTTCCGTGCATAGGTTCGAGGACGCTGCGTTCCTGCAAGAGCAGCTTGCGCACAACATCCTCTCTGGCGGCTACCTGGGACGGCTCTGCAACGGCTTCCAGGCCGAACGCTACCCCGATCTACCAAGAGGGGTTGTGCATAGCGTGACGTGGCACACGCTGAAGCGGGCCGACCCGATCTATGTCAGTGATGATGTCATGACGTTGTGGGAGCATGCCAGCGAGTCGTTCAAGACGGAGGTCTTCCGCCGCGACGATCTCATCATCCCGGCTGGGTTTGCCCTGCTCCCACGCCCTTTCACCATGATTGACATTCATGGCAAGAAGGTGGCCTACAGGGTGATCGCCTGGTTGCCGATCTCCCAGAACGAAACGTTCAACTGGGACGAGGGTGCAGAGGGCCAGGGCGTCTGGATCACGCTGCTCTCGCACATGGATGACATCGATGACTACTGGCTTGCCACTCACACGCTCAGTGATGGCACCAGCGGGGCGGTGATCCGCGAGGCGGCGCTGCTGATGAACGAGCCGTGGACACTGATGCACGGCTCTCCGATTCAGTTCGACCAGCCGCCTGCTGGCATCCTCCACGTCGATCCCGAGACGGGGGAGCGGCGCATCCTGGAGGGTGAGGAGAACGAGCGCGGTGCCAGCCTCTACGGTCACATCCAGTGCTTCTGGCGCTTGATGAGCCAACTGATCCTGACGCCTGAGCCGTTGCCACGACAAGCAAGGCGACAGCGCCAGCGAGCCGGGATCGTGGATCATGTCAAGGTGCTGCGCCTGCGTCGTCACAAGCACCCGCTACCGGACGACCATGAGCCGCAGGAGGCCAACTACAGCCACCGCTTCATCGTGGAAGGCCACTGGCGCAACCAGCAATATGGCAAGAAGGGCGAGGAAACCTACTACCGGCAGAAGTGGATCGCTCCTTATGTCAAGGGGCCTGACGACAAGCCACTCATCATCAAGCAACGAGGAGTCGAGTTCACCAGATGACAACCGAGATGGAACCGCTGTGCGACCTGCGTGAGAGCATGGTCGCCAAGTACGTGACGATCACCCACCGCAGGGCCGGACAGACTGTCAGGGAGGAGCACTGGATCTTCACCCATGACAGCTACCCGCGCATCTTCCGCTGGGATGTCAACACGTTCATGCCCGGCCGGGGCCGTTACCAGATCGGTGACAGGCTGGAGTACACCGGCAAGGGACCGCAGTACGTCGAGGACGTGCCCATCGGCACGAAGGCGACGATCACCCATGACAATGGGTTTGACTACCGCTACACGCTGACGTTCGATGAGCCGGTTCGGATCAGCTTCTCATCGCTGCATCCCGAGGGCGAGTTCGAGCCACGTGAGAAGCTGCGTAGCGGTGGCTCAGGCTGGACCAAGATCAACGACGACTGAGAGAGGAAGACGCTGTGTCTAGCGGCAAGACAGAGCAGACGTACTTCGACGCCCACCCGCTCAGGGTAGATGGCACTATGCCTCACAACTTGGGCGAGGAGGAGTTCCTGGAATGGCAGATCCTCAACGCGATGAGCGAGGACGCCTACTGGGAGAGCGTCAAGCTGGGCGAGGAGTTCGTCCAGTTCATCATCGACCACGGTCGTCCGGTGTCAACTGACAACCTGACGGACGACCAGAAGGGCTGGGCGAAGGCCGATTTCCCGCAGCACTTCCACAACGAGATGGCACGCTGGGTCGTGACCGAGGGCAGCGGCAAGGTGCAGCCCTACGTCGCCCGCATCTACGTCCATGACAGGACGTACCGGAGCCGCTGTGACTGTGAGCAGCCGGTGCGCAAGTTCTGGGGCACCCGCTGGGATGGCGTCAAGCTGATGCAGTGCCACAACTGCGGCGAGGTGCTGGAGTCCCTCGCCCGTACCAACCACGCCAACAGCAACTAGGAGGACATGTGAAGTACATAGACATTCGTGTCGAGGTCAGCGAGGACGTGCTGCGCCAGCAGGTATCGGCGCAGTCGATCCATGAGCAGGGGATAGTGACGGTGGCCGAGGAGGGGCTGCTCAGTTGCATGCTGGCTGACATTCCCTTCGTCACGTCAGGCGTCATCCTGCGCAACAACGGCTTCGCCCATCTGCTGCCGGACGAGTCCACGCGGATGGAGCGCTGACGTGCGCGGCACAACGACAATCGAGTTGCCGTCACGTGTCGGCCCGATCACCGTCGAGGTCGGGCGGCGTGAGTGGGTGTTCGCCACCCCGGAGAGCGCCGACCGCTGGGCGATGCTCACCTCCGACGAGCACCAGGCGCTCCGCGAGCAGATCTGGAGCGGTCGTGGCGTCTGACTCGGTGATGACGGAGGCGCAGGAATCCACCTGGGCCTACATCAACAACTCCTGGCCCATTGACACCTATGTTGTCGATGGGTCGGGCTACGTCCAGTTCGTCTGTGACGACGGCGACACCGGCTGGATCGATCCCGAGGGCGAGTGGGGATGGGATAAATACTGATGCCAGTTGGTGCCAATGTACCTGAACCGATGCGCTCTGCCCTCCTCGCCATGGAGGGCAGCGTGCAATCAACCAAGGCGTCACTCGCCTTCGCTGCCCCGGAGATGATGGATCAGTTCTGGGCGCAGCTACAGATGGACCTGGCCGACACGATGTTCACCCTGTACGACCGCTATGACAAGCTGCTGAAGGTCGCTGCGGCTGCTCTGGAGCGGACGGACGTGGGTGACGCCGAGGAGGCCACCGCGATCCTGAGGGCTGTCGTCAACCTTGACGGCACAGCCGTCGAACCCGAACCCAAGGAGGACAACTAGATGGACGAATACAAGTGGGGCAACGTCACGATGCTGGCGGACGGCCACCGGCTGTTCCAGGAGCTTGAGGAGCCGAAGCGCTATGCCATCGCGGATGACAGCGGCCGCGAGCCGCAGGACTGCGACGACGGCATCCTCTGGCTCGACTTCGACCGCGACCTGGAGATCGGCAGTGACAACGGACGCGAGATCTTCACGATCCCGGTGATCGTGGACCGTCAAGACGAGAACTCGCGCACGATCTCGAACGCCGCCACGCTGCTCTGGCTGGCCGTCAACGTGTCGTGGCCGCTGACGGTGGATCACACCACCTACGCCGTCCAGGAGGTGTGACGTGATCGTTGTCATCAATCAGGGCAGCGAGCAGGCTGTCTTCGTCGGCGTCCAGCGGATCATCGAGGACACCACGCACAGCGGTCGCAAGATCGTCAACCTGCATGATGAAGTCGGCCTGGTGATTCCAGGCGGCGACGGCATCGACCTGACCAACACGGAGGTTTATCTCCTCCCGAATCCCGAAAGGAACAACTGACATGGCAAAGCTGACCGATGAGAAGTGGACGCTCGTCCAGCACAGCGCCTACGGCTACCAGGAGAAGCCGGGGTGGGAGAACGCCGTCGAGACGCGGCGGCTCACCACCGAGGCCGAACTGAAGCGTGTGCAGGACGTGGGCGGCTTCGTGTTCGATGACTACAACGCGGCCGACAAGCAGGAGTACGACTCCAACTACCCGGAGGGTGCGGGCAGCCGTCTCACCTATCCGCGTGTCAAGGGCACGTTCTCCGACCGCGAGATCGACGGCCTCAAGATCTACATCCCTGTCAAGGTCGTGCTGGGATGAGCGACGATGACAAGCTGGAGTACGAGGTCGAGGTCAGCGGGCGCACTGACCCGCGCATTGCTGAGGCTGCTGAGGCGCTGAGCACTGACACCGACCTCATCATGGGCGTGTCCCAGTTCGACGGTGAGGTCACCGTCCTCTACACGCCCGATCTCAACAAGGGTGACAACACCGTGTGGCAGTCGAAGCTGACGCGCGGCACGGACGGCATCCTGATCCTGATCGAGTCCATCGCTCGCCCCGAGTGGTGGGAAAAGAACCGCTAAGTAGCAACAAGGAGAACAACATGAGCACTAACACGAAGATCACCCTGCCCTTCGGCTGCAACAAGGGCCTCCCCAACGGCGTCGAGATCGCCTGGGGTGCCCGTCTGATCGCCCCGGCCGATCTGGTCTGGGACCGGCAGGGCTGCGCTGGCGGCGAGGAGGGTGGCCCCGAGCGCGCCGAACTGCTGGAGTGGATGAACGGCGGCAGCATGAATGAGGCGCGCGAGTTCTGCCGCCTGCATGGGATCGGCACGCCGTTCAGCAGCATCGCTGACAGCCGCTCCGAGGATGTCATCCAGCTTTACAGCGACGGACAGGGCCGGATCTACGGCTCGCCGCAGGGCAGCCACGGCTACGTCTACGTCTGCGCCTACCTCTACAAGCACATGAAGACGAGCGAGTAGATGGCGCGCGGGAAGCGACCTACCGCGCTGTCAACCAAGGCGTTGGCAGCATTCCTGACATGGAAGCAGTACGACGTGCTGCTGCTGCTCCAGCAGGAGGGGGCGCTTCCCGCCTGGCAGCTTGCCAGCTTCATGGATGACATCCGGGAGTATGACAAGGGCCATGGCGGGGAGTTCTACATCTCCAGCACGCCTGCGTCAGTCGGCAGTACGCTGCGCTCACTGGAGCGCAGGCTGCTGGTGAAGCGCACGCGCCACACCCAGCCCCACTGGACGATCACGCCACGTGGGGAGACAGCGATCAACTTCCTCGCTGACAACATCACGGCAGGAAAGAGGTGACAATATGCCTGCTCTAAATGAGCAGCGGCAGGAGCGCCGCGACGACTTCAACGAGGTTGTCGGCCACAACATCCGTGTGCTGCGCAACCGCAAGGGGATCGCTCCTGCGGAGATCGCCGCCGCTGCTGACATCGACTACTCGAAGCTGTACGCCGTCGAGGCGGGACAGCGTTCGTTGAGCTTCTACGAGGCGTGCCTACTGGCTGACTGCCTCGAAGTGAGCCTGGAGTACCTGACCAAGCGCAAGCTGGCAGTTCGCTAGACAATCCCCGACCGGGGTGCTATGATCCCTGTATGCCCAAACACGTCCGAGGAGGACACATGATCGGCTACATCGTCAAGGTCAAGGTCAGTCTGAGCCGCGACCCCGAGTGCAACCCCTTCACGCTGGTCGAGAGCCGTGATTTCGGCATCGACCGCCCGACGCCCGACAAGCTCAAGGCGTTCATCCAGGAGTGCCGCCAGCGCTACATGGATACCTACCCGACCAGGCAGGGCCGTCCGATCATGGACGCGCTGCTGCCGACCGATGTCGAGGTCATCGACCTTGACACTCTGGAGAAGCTGGCGGTGGCGTCATGATCTTCCGCTTCGTCGTTGACGTGGAGGTCGAGAAGGAGAGCGGCAAGTTCGCCAGCCGCGACGAGATCGCTGAGAAGCTGATCGAGGCGATCACCGACGCCGACCCGCAGCAGATCGACACCGACAACGACGCCCTCTACAACACGACCAACTGGGATGTCCAGGAGGACAGCAAGTGACAAGCACACAGACACCGCCCCGCGACAACACCAAGCACGAATGGGAATTCGTGCCCATCGTCGGCGGCGTTCACAAGTACCCGGCTCGCTACGTCGGCCAGTGGAAGCGCGAGGAGACGGGCCAGCGCAAGGCCATCGTCGCCGCCCGCGACTACATAGCTGCTCATGAGGACGTGGAGCGCTGCCACATCTACCACACCCACCCTTCGCCGGGGCCGGTCAGCCGCTACTGCGGCATCGTCACCCGCGACGGCAAGTTCCGTCAGCCCAACTGACATGGCTGGCGAGGAGAAGATGTATATCGAGGTGACATTCAACCGTCACCTCGACTCCGATGCGGATCGCAACCGCTTCGCACAACTGCTGGCCGACCAGTTGGTCAACGAGTACGGCGACATGCCGGGGATGCCCTCCAGCTACGGCCAGCGCATCACCAAGCGTGGCTGGGGCATGGGGCAGTCGATGGTCATCGACCTGCGGCGCGTGGACGGCGGTGCGCACATCGCCAAGCGTGCTTACATGAACCAGGATCTCGTCGTCAAGCTCAGCAGCGGACTGGGGGCGATGGCTCCTGAAGATCCTGTCAAGGGCCGCTTCTTCCTCCGTGGCAGGGTCGTGGAGGGGATCAAGTCAGCAGTCGGCAGGCCCACCCGCATCGACCTGACGTTCGCTCAGGCTGAGGGCTTGTGCAACCGGCTGGCAGATGCGATGCTCCGACATCCCAAGTGCGGGATCAGTCCCGCCGTCGAGGAGGACGACGACTAGCAATGGCGAATCCATATCTACCCAAGGGCAAGGGAGGTGCAAAGCGCCGCTCGAACCCCTGGGACCCCACTGGCAACGGTCAGCCGCAGGCTGGGCTGGCCGGACTGCTGTCACGTGGCCCGAAGCAGAGGCCGGTCCCGAAGCCGAAGACCAAGGAGGACTTCCGGCACGGCGGCTTGCTGTTCCATAATGCCAAGCTGCTTGGCGAAGACATCCGTGGCTACAAGGATGGAGTCTTCAGGCCCTTCGGCAGTGTGGATGTCAGCAATGGCGACATGACCTACACGCTCCACAACACCTACGGGTCGTGGATGGCGAATGTGGGCAGGAGCCACAACATGATGGAGATGGCGGCGGTCAGCCGAGCGATGGGCATCACCATGGGCACCGTGGAGATGTACCACAACCTCGTCGCCCGCTTCGAGGCCGAGTTGAAGCTGCTCGGCGTCCCCACGCTCGCACAGCAGCGGCGCGAAGTCGAACGCCAGCACGAAGCAGCACGTAAACGTACACGACAGAAGGAGGCAGCGTTGCACGACGAGAACCCCTGGGTCAAGAAGGCCAAGAAGTGAACTACGGCCAGGTCTGGGCCTTGTGCTTCTGGGGCTTCATCATCCTGCTCCTGCTAGGCGTGGGCAGCGCCACCTACATGGGCGTGTAAACGTGCCTGTCAAGGCGAAGTCAGCGCGGCGACCGTACAGCGTGCAGATGCGCGCCAAGCCGTTTCGCTTGGTCGTACTGGACGGGCTGGGCGTGGACTGGATCGAGGTGTCCGTGTCTGCCTACCCACATGACGCAGGACCGGCACTCGACTTCCACAAGCTCGGCATCCACCGCGAGCCGCAGCACCTCATGACGCTGCCACTGCCAGCCGTCAGGGGCCTTGTCCGGCTCCTGCCCACCGCCATCAACGCGGCCTACAGAGCCAAACCGTAACCGCGTTGCCACAGCGCCCTTGATACTTTCGTCCAGGTCGCTATAGTCTTTCCACCGCCCGACCGATACAGTGGTCAGGCAACACCGTCAACCGCAATACCAAACCCAATCGAGGAGGCCAACGTGCCCATCACCATCCGCTCCAGCCGCAAGCCCGCCAAGGCGACCGGCAACAGCCGTACCACGTCCACCCGGACGCGCACCACCCGCTCCGCTGCCAAGCCGTCCACGGCTCGGACGCGCAAGCCCGCCGCGAAGCAGACCGCCGCGAAGACCAACGGCGAGGTCGAGACGCGCATGACCCCGCCCGAGGGCATGACGGCGCGCGAACTCGCCACGTACGTCAAGAACGCGGAGAAGCTGGCCGCGCGGCGCGACAGCATGCGCGAGGAGATGGACGAGGTTGTCAAGGAGGTTCACACCCTCGCCATGGAGATGCTGGTCGAAGGGATCAGCATGGCCATCGTCAGCAAGACCCTGGGCATGTCGCGCCAGTGGCTCTACAAGCTGATCGAGGACAACGACCTCAACACCAACGCCCGCGACAACGGCGGGCGGGCCAAGAGCAAGCGCGCGAGCCGCAGCAAGCCCGCCGCGAAGCCCACCGCCCGCAAGAGCACGGCCCGCAAGAGCGCGGCCAAGAAGACCACCACACGGGCGCGGCGCGGCTCCAGCAAGCCCGCCAGCAAGGCCACGGCCAGCCGGGGTCGTCTCTCGATTCGCTCCCGCTAGGAGTGGGTAGGTAGACCAAGCCCGCCGCGTCAGGTGTGGCACGGACTGCCCTGGCCTTGTGCCTGCGTAGGCGGGCATCACGGAAGATGACGTAAGTGGAGCGCCCGCCTAGTGCGGGCGTTCTGCTGTTCTGACAGCTAGGAGGACAATGCGCATCCAGGATGCCAAGCGTGAGATCGAGCGTTCGCTCGGCCGTCGTGTCAATGTGATTGACCACGGTCGGATCGATCCCAACGTGCTGGCGATGACCACCGAGGACACGCTGGAGGTGAGCGGCGTGAAGCAAACGTCAGTTCGCTTGACAACATGGTCGGGTGACAAGCAGACCCACCAGGCGATCCTCTCAACCGTGAATGAGAGGTGACAGCAGGCACGTTCAGCCGACGCGCCAGGCTCAACGACATGCACCTCCACCACGTCAACGTACAGAAGGCTGCTCACTACCTGGGTGACATCGTGGTCTGCACTCTGCACGATGGCAAGTTCGTTTACGGTCGTGTAGACGCCGTTGACGAGTGGAAGGTGTATCTCGGGCGAGCGCAACCACCCAATGCAACAGATGTCAAGCTCCATGATGTAAAGGAGATTGACTACTACCGGGGTCCGGAGAGCCTTCCCGGCACCTCGACAGTCACACCGGGATCGTAGGTCAGATCCCGGTCCGTCAGACCCCCTACAGGCCCGCCGAAGGGCTAGTCCCGGCTTCAGAAACACCGCTCTTTGCGGGGCCTTTAGGGGGACTGGACGTTTGTTCGATGGCGCTCCTAAGCCGCGCCTAAATAGGGTGCCGCCGTCCGCTGGGGAGAACCCCGGAGGCTCTGGCCAGCGCGACGGTCCTGTAACGCGAGTGAAAGGACTTCACTCATGAGGCATAAGCCTCTCGTCATGGCGGCTGTGACAGCCGTGATGACAATCGGATCGGCGGGGGTGGCCAACGCGCTCCCCGGCGACCGCGCCGTGTCGGACCTCAGCCCCTACCGGCTGAACGATCACACGCTGGAGCCGGGTTGCTTCGTCAACTCGTACCGGCTGCCGCAGTCGATCCAGGACCACCTCGACCTGTCCCTGCTGGATGCCGGGACCATCGGGGAGGATCTGCACGTGTCGGTGGACACCGGGGCCGATGCGTCGGTCGATCAGGTGCTCGTCGCTGACAACGTGGGCTACAAGGTCTACAACACGTTCGACACCGGCACGATCAACAACGACCCTGACATCGATCCGGGCCAGACCGGCACCGGCATGAACGGGTTCACGGCGCGCGGCACCACCAGCACCCGCGACACCATCGTCTGCGTCTCCGACCACGGCGATGCGGGCCAGAACGAGCCGTACCAGCAGGAGGCCGACGGCATGGTGTCGGCCAAGAACCGGCCCATCCTGTCACCCAAGGTGACGGCGGTCGGCGTCTCGGCCATCACGAACCTGAAGACGTTCAAGGTCGGGTTCGGGTACGACACCGAGCGGTGGTACAAGGTCCCGACGTACGACGGCCACTCGGCCTTCGCCAACGTGACCGACCCCAACGCCTTCCCGTCGCCGGTCTTCGGTGACAGCCGTCTGCCGCGTGTGGTGGACCTGTTCCCCCGTCAGGGTGGCAACGGGGTTTCCACCGACCCGGCCGACTTCACCTATGACACCCGGCGTGTCAACGACTTCGACTCGTCGCGCGAGCCGTGGGCGTTCGGTGATCCGTTCGACGGTCAGACCGCGTTCTTCAAGCAGGACGGCGACGACACCGCCTGGACCGACACGGCGACGACCAACAACGGGCTGTTCAACCTGCTGGCCACGCTGACCCAGGGCGACCTCCCGCTGTCCTGGAGCCTGCGTCCCTCGCTGGGCGCTCCGGACACCCTCCGGATCGGCACGTTCACACGTGACGACTACGACGCCTGGAACGCGGCGTGGCAGGCGTACTACAAGGGCGGCAAGCTGTGCGACGGCCCGGACGGCATGCGCGGTGTCAACGTGGGCGACCTCGGCTGCATCGTGCTCGTCCCCGGCACCAACTCGCCGGACCCGGACCAGAGCGTGACGGTCATCGTCAACCCACCTGTCACCCAGCCCGCGCCGACCCCGGCTGCCCCGGCCCCCGCTCCCATCGTGGTCAACCCGACCCCGGTGACGGTGCAGGCCCCGGCCGCTCCCGCGTCGGTCACCCCGTCGTCCGTGACCCACAAGGCCAAGGCGACGAAGACGCAGAAGAAGGCGTACGCCAAGTGCGTCAAGGCGGCTTCCAAGAAGCACGGCAGCAAGCACCGCAAGGCGCTCGCCAAGTGCCGCCGGATGCCGCACTAAGGAGCTAGAGCCTCCGGCTCAGCACACCGGCTCGGGCGGCGAACCCAACCCTCCGTCGCCCAGCCGGTGAAGTGTCAGGTAAACTGACACAGCGGCGGGTAACCCTCTGACCCCCCGCCCGCCGCACACGAAGGTCCTCATCTCGGCGCTCTCAGACCCGGCGTCGGGGTGGGGGCCTTCGTCATGTAGTAGCAAGGTCCTTCACACTGTCCCGGCTTCAGGTAAGGACCGCCTGCTACGATGTCTCTGTTCGAGTGGCCTCACTCGTTCGGTTGACGCCGCCGAGCCTCGTCCTCCCTACGCAGACAGGGGAGGGCGAGGCTCACTGCGGCCTAGCGAGGGGGCCGGTCCAGCACCCCCTCGTCGGCGTCCCTAGTGGACGTTGACGAAGCGCATCGAGAACCCGTTGTGCGGGATGATCGTGCGCGGCTTGTTGTCCAGTGCGGGATCGGGCGTCATGCCACGTGCCCTGTCATAGCGCGGGACGAACCCGAGCTTGTCCGCTCCCGGCGTGTTGCCGGGGAGGACGTAGTTGCCCGCTGGCAGGTGCGTACCAAATGGCATGGTCGGTGTCACCGGGGTTGGCAGGACCGTCACGCTCATGTCAACGGACTCCCGAGTGAGCGTCCGTTGAGCGGGATGATCGTGCGTCCCTTCATGCCCATCCGGTCGGGTGGTGACTGGGTGAGCTTGACCCGGTGCGGATGCACTCCACGGTCCGGGCCTGGTGCTGTGTGCCCCTTGACGATGGCCCCCGGCGTCTTCGTGGCCATGTCACTGGGGTAGCCACTGGCCGGACGACGCGGACCGAGCTTGAGCACGTATCCGGCCGGTGTGTCCATCGTGGCCGGACGGTAGCCGGTCACCCGGTTGGCCTCGACCATCGCTGGCTTGCGCTTGATGACCTCGGCTGTCGCCATCTTCCTTCACCTCCTTCCTGTCTCGTTGGTTGTCAGTTTCTAGTCCGGCTCCTCGTCCTCGTCCTCGTCCTCGCCGTCGGGCGCGTCCTCCGTCTCCGGGGCGTCCTGCTCCTGGATCGCGTCCTCGCCGCCGACTGGGACTGGCTGCGGCTCCTCGACCGGCACGCCTTGGCGCGAGCGCTCGTCGGCGTCGTCGTCCTCCATGTGAAGCTCCTTGTCCTCCATCAGAGCTTCCCGGTGAACTCGGTCGAGCGCTGGCGGTACGTGTCCTTGGCAGGAAGGCTCGCGCCGCCCTGCATCCGGATCGTCGCGTACTGCGCAGTCGTGCGCTTGGTGCCACGCCGCTTGCGCGGGTAGCCGGACGCTCGCCGGTTGGCGGCGAACACTGCGGCTGCTCCTGGCATCTACTGACCTCCTGGTTGTTACTTCTTGCGAGATGTACGACGAGTTGACTTCTTGGCAGCGGACTTCTTTCTCCTGCCGCCCAGCTTGCCCGCCTTCATCTTCTCCATGTTCGCCTTGAACGACGCCGGGAGCTTACGTTTCGCCACGGTGGGCCTCCACGTAGTCGGGGGTATTGCCATCTTCGTCTCGCTCCTCCGGGAGCCAGGCGGGCGGATCGTCCTCCAGGTAGATGACAAGCGCCCCGTCACAGATCGTCCAGCACTCGCCCCACACGGCGTTCTCCACGTCCTTGCTGGCGATGATCTGCTGAAGCCGTTCGTCTGGCATCGGCATTGTCAGACCCTCCCTCGACGGGCCGTCAGCAGGTGCCAGATCAAGACGATTGCCAGCACCACGACGACGAGCCAGATGATGCTGGAGACGTAGGCACCACCGGCAAGTGCCAACACGATCAACACCAGCAGGATGATGAGTATCAGGTCCATTTACTTCTTCTTCCTGCCGCCCTTGTTCCACTTCCTCGCGTTGAGCGCGAAAGTGGCCCGCTTACGGGTCGTCGGGTTCTTGCTCCGCTTCATCTGCTGGAGCTTCTTGACAGGGATCTTGCTGCCCTTCTTGACCCTCGCCGTCTTGCGCAGCTTGCCCCTGTTGGCAGGCTTGATGTTGATCCCGCTCTTGCGCTTGCGGGTACTCCGCTTGCGTGCCATGGGGGCATTCTACCCCCTCTGGAGCTACTGCAACCGCTTTAGCACGCCCCGACGGCGCTCCGCTGCCTTATCCAGCGGTACGTAGGCCGGGGCCTCCCCGGTGGCCAGGGCGGCATGGTCCTCCAACCTGACAAGGACCAGGAGTTCGCCGTCGAGTTCAAAGATGACGCCAGGCTTGGCACCATCACCGTGCCCCGCTGGGCCGCGCGTGCCTTGGACCGCCTCTCGCCATAGGCGAGCAATGGCCCGTAAAGCTGTCTCCCGAATTGTCTCAGTTGCCTTGACGCTGTAGACGAAGCCTCCGCCATCCTTGCCATCGAGCTTGAGAAAGCGGCCACTGCCCGACGCAGCGACGACACGTCCGCCGACAACTTCCATCGCACGTACTTCTGCGGATCTGCCGATGTCATTGCTACTCCTCCGGAGCTTCCGGCTCATCGCCAGGCTCTCCCGTCCACTCGGCACCGTCGAGCGCCCACTGGAACAAGCCGGTCTGATAGACACGGCTCTTGGCAGTGCAAAACGTCGGCGTGTGGCATTCGCCATCCTCGTTGTCTTCCGAGGGACGGCGTAGCTCCACGACGATCCCGACCTCCAGCAGTTCGTCCTCGCCGTGGTTCTCCTCCAGGTAGGCCATGAACAACTGAGCCGCCTCGGCCACCTTCAGAGTGTTGATCGTCACGTCTTGTCCCGCTCCTTGACGGTAATCGTCATCTTGGTTGGCAGTCCCACATGTTCTGTCTCGACCCGCCGCAACGCCTCCCTGCATGCCTGCATCACGCGGTCGATGTCCAGCGGCGTGCCAGTGATCTTGACTTCAGATCCATCCGAGATGTCAAGTAGCACGCACACCTTACTCGGTCCTCTCCAAGATGGCATTCGGCACGATCTCGATGGCCTCGACCGGCCGCTCCTCGTTGAGCATCGCGTCAAGCACGATGCCAGCGGCGGCGAATGGCCCTTCCATCCAGATCTCGGACTGGACGCCGTGGGCGTAGCTGAGTGTTATCTGGATTGCCATTAGAACTGCCTTCCGTGCTTGAAGGGACGCTCGGCGTTCCTGGCCATCTTGCGCACCATCAGGTCGCCCAGCGCGATCTTCAGCGCCGTGGCCACGTCTCCGATCCGGATCTCGGCGTCGGCCAGTTCCTCTCCGAACTGCTCGGCCTCGTCGGAGAAGTCCGGGTTCAGGAGCTTGTCAACGCCGAGGTCACGCAGCGGCTCGACCGCCTCGCAGATCTCGGTGATGATTAGTAGCAGCTTGGTTGCCACCACGTTGTTGCGCAGCGCCTCTGCCGCCAGCTTGAGGCCGTCCACCGTGGAGCAGCCCAGGAAGGTGACATCGGTGGTGAAGCGCTCCTCCTTGCTGAGATAGTCGCTCAGCGCGCCCAGCCAGTCGGCCAGCTTCCAGTCCTCATGGAAGCCGTGGTCCTCGCTCGTCTGCCAATGCTCCTGCGCAAGCGCATTGACAACTGCCGCCTCGACACTGGGGCCGTGGCCATCGGTGTCCTGCGGAGACTGCGTGACGTGTCTCATCCCTCTTGGTACTCCTTCTCCGCTTCGCTGTTGGCGTTCCCTGGCATCCCGTCAATCAGGTAGTCAGGGTAGGTGAAGTTCTTCAGGTCTTTGGCCCGTAGCTCGATGCGCCTGTTCGGTGGCCTGCCGACATGGACGCGCTCCTGGATCTGGTCGAATCCCTGGCAGAACTGGCAAGGGAGATGACTGGTCCGGAAGTTGGCATGCGGCATTCCACGCTCGTCCCTGCATTTCGAGCAGTACACCGCCATGACATTTACTCCTCTCTGAGCGGCCTGACAATGCCTGGTCGCCTCGGTTGTTCCTCCTCAGCCCACTCGCGCAGGCGCTCCATGTCCACCAGACCCCCCAGACGGCCCGCCTGAACCGCTGAATCGCTCCAGCCGTACTTGGACGCCTCGACGCCTGTGGCGTTCTGGTAGCGGCCCTGGTAGGGGTTCCGGCACTGCGCTGCCAGGTACTCGAACACCATCTGGCAAATCGGCTTGCCGGGGCGCAGCTTGATCGGCACCCTCCGAGCGTTGAACAACTCCATTGTCACCGGCCCCTGGAAACCAGGATCGATGTTGCCGCCGGTGATGTGAATGAAGATGCCAAGTCGGGCGCAGGAGGACTTGCCGTCCAACCGTCCGGCGATGTTGTTCGGCAGGTACACCGTCTCGGCGGTGACTCCCAACATGAACTCGCCAGGGTGGATGATGATCCCGTCAGGGCGCTCGACCTTGTGTGCGCCGCTGTCCTGGACATCACCCAGGTCGATCATCGCCTGATCGTGCTCGGAGAAGACGATGAACTCGGTGCCAAGCGTCATGTCATATGACGCTGGATTTAGTCGCTCCGCATTCCACGGCACGATCATCCCGGTCTGGGATTCAATGTGCCAATCGGGGAGAATCGTCATGCGACCTTCTTGAAGCGCGGCACCTGTTCACCGTCGCGCTCGACCATGCTGTTCCAGCAGTCCTCACCGTCGTCCTCGTTCAGTGGCCTGACAGTGAACATGACGTTCTCGTAGAAGCGATCCCGCTGGCGCTCTGGGTCGAGTGTCATGTAGGCGACACCTTGGCCACCGTTCCACTCCAGCCGCACCAGACCGATGGCAATGTAGTGGCCACCCTTGTAGTGCTCGTAGATGCCAGGACCCTGCCAGTTGTCAATCATCATCAGGCACCTTGTCAATCCATACGGAAACGGGGAAGGGTGGGATCTGGCTCACCTGGAGGCAGAAGTAGCCGCCGTCCATCAGCAGCATGATCTCGCTCTCGGTGAAGCGAGCACCGGCCAAGTAGCTGCCATCACGCCAGCGCCCCGGCTGCACGTCGCGCAACTCGACCGTCTCGCCATCGGGTGTGGCCAGTCCGAGTTTGATGACACCTGGGTTGCCCATCACCCTGACAAAGATGCCACCTCCCTCAACGATGTTGTCGAGTGGGTCTGGCTGCCAGAACGAGCGCACGTAGCCCTCGTCCATGTTGCGCTCACACGGCATGACGCCCGCATCCTGCCGCTCCGCTAGGTGGTAGCGGAAGTTGCAGGCCGGTGTCTCGACCGGGATCATGCCAAGGCAGCTTTCACCGCCGCCCACAGGTACTCCGGTGTACTGGCAGAGGCGCGGTCGAACTCGTTGTCAGGTTCGATGTTGGTCGGCACCAGCACGTAGGCATCGCCGGGGTGGATCTCCGTCTTCTCCATGATCGTCACGACGCAGTTGCGCGCATCGCTGTCATGGAAGGTGTGCGCTGGCTGGGTGTAGCTCTGACCGGCGCTGATCCCCCAGGTGAAGTCCTGCACCGCCAGACCCCGGATGCCGGTGTCCTCCAGGCGACTGTCACTCGCCTTGCCATAGACGGCCTTGTAGAGCTTGACCTTCATCGCTGAGGCGCTGACGCCCCGGTGCTCATGCCACTCGCTGCCGACAACCAGGGAGTAGATGCGCTGCTGCATCGTCCCCTTGATGATCGAGGAGTGCATGTCGAAGACGTGCGTGTGAAGCTCGTTGTGTGTCTCCTGCCTTGGCAATGCAAAGCCAGGCGGGTTCCAGATGTGCAGCCGCAGCGATGCGCCGCTGTGCCCCTTGTGATGACTGGCTCGCCAGTTCTCCTCCACCGGCTGCAAGTCAACCTGGATGAAGCCGTTCGGGTGGATGCGGATGTTGCCACCGCCATCCTCCTTGACATCTTCTACTGCTCCGCGAACCCACTCGATATCGTACTGCACGCCGCTCTCCTCGCTCGGTTGATAGCGGGATCATACAGCAAACGGGAAGCCCCGTCGGGAGGGGAACTGCTATGGGTTTTGACGGAGCTTCCCGGAGCGAGGCTATCACAGCCCCAGAGCGGCGATCACGCCGATAGCGGCGAGCGCGCAGATACAGAGCAGACAGAGCAGGAAGACGGCCTCTCCGCTCAGGCCGACCTCACCACGACCTCGAACTGTGCCAAGCGCATTGGCTGGCTGCCGCGCCGGGGCAGTCGCCGCGCGCTGTCGTCCATCACGACGAGTTGTGTCAACTCACGCGGAACTCGCACCACGTCGCGGTCGCCGCTCGCGTGCAGACGCGCGTAGCGCAGCGCTGTCTCGATGCCGAATGCGACTGGAGTGTCACACGGCGCATCCTCGCTGAGTCGCGTGATGTAGACGTGGACGCCGCCACAGCGGTCGCACGTGAGCGACTTCGAGTTGACGATCAGTCTCGGATGTCCATCTGCCATGTAAAGCTCCCTTACACCGTTTCGCGGCGGAACGAGTCGCCCATCAGCTTGCAGCGTTCGTGCTCTCGCTCCGAGATCACCACGAAGGGTATCTGCTGGGCGTTGCCCTCGGCGTCGATCACGTACATGTTGTCGCCGTGCTGAGCGAAGCCGACCATCCCAGGCGGCGCGGAGATCAGCCCGTCGATCATGTCGAGATCCCATGGCTCCTCAGTGTCGAGCACGAACACCGGCACCGCTCCCCTTGACATGTAGGGGAGCCGCATGCCGCGCACAGCGCTCTCCTCCTTGTCCACCAGGAGGCGACCTTCCTTCATGACCATCAACGACGCTTTCATATGTGACTCCCTTGATCCGTGGAGGCCCAGCGCGCACTCACCGGCACACGCTGTCGCTCGCCCTGCTGATCGATTGGCGCAGGTTGGATGTCGCGTGCTGACAGGCAGCCTGTCGGCTGGACCTGAAGCTGCATTCGCCGCACGCCGTCGCCTTGGCGGATGAGCACGGTGCCGTCGCTCTCCCACGCCAGGATGTCGCGCGGCTTCAGGTCATCGAATCCTGTCAACAGAGTCACTTGTCTCGCCCCTTGTCTACTGCTCGGTAAAGCCCTGCACTTGCGCTTCTGACGTTGCCGGTGCCAGCGGCAACTCCTCGGAGTCAGGAGTGATGACGTTCTGGACGACCGTCATGCCGCTTGCCTTTGGCACGCCTGCCTCAGACAGCGAGTCCCAGTTCTGGGACCCCTCCATGAACTTGACGATGATCCCCCACACCGCCGCCACCGCGCTGAGCATGACACTGCCCTTGGCAATCGCCTCTGTCGCTGGCGAGCCGGGGACAAGGTTAGTTTCCAGCGTCGTGACGAACGCTGCAATGGCAGCAAGGATGCCGCTGATCGCGGCGATCCGATTCGGTGTGAAGACTTGCTTGATCTTCTTCATACGCCCAGTGGGTTGCCGTCAGGGACGTTCGGCTCCTCGGGCAGCGGGTCGAAGTCGGGCGCGTTGGGGTCGTCATCCGGGTTGTCGTACTCCGGAGACGGCAGCGGCTCATCGCCCTGCGGCTCCGTGTTCTCGGGCTGACCGGCGACGAACTCCTCCTCGACCTCGCTGTCGTCGTGGACCTCCTGGTAGTCGTTGATGGCATCGGACATGTAGCCGTCCGGCAGATGGGCGTCCGACCCCTTCGGATTCAGGTCAGGTGTTGACATCCGTGTTGTCCTCCTAGCTGGGGTCGCGGACCAGGCACCAGCCGACCACTTGGCCACGCCGGTTGTGGCGCGCGACCTCGCCGCCGTTGAAGTTGGAGCCGTTGCTGGACGAGGTGTTGCCCTCGATCATGTCGTACGGGGCCTTCTCGACCGTGGCGAAGTGACAGGTCGAGCAGGAGATCACCGCATGGTCACCTGGCCTGACACGACTGGGATCGGTGGTGAACGCCTTGTAGATGCCCTGGCCCTTGATGGCCAGTTGCATGTTCAGGAACACCGACGCCGTGCCGCTGCCCTTGACACCGACATCCCACGCCTGGCAGACCGCGAAGCAGGCGCACCAGGCCACGCCGTCGCCGCCGAACACGCGCTTCTGCCAGCCGCTCGGCTGCGGTGAGCCACGGTTGGAGCCACGCGGGCTTTCGTGGACGCCGATGAAGCTGGCAGCTTGCTTGACGGCCTTCGCGCGCCAGTCGGCCGGTGTGTTCTTCTCGGCCTTGCCCCACTTGTCATGGGACTTGTCCCAGGACTTGTACGCCTCGCCGGTCCTGGTGGCCACGCACAGCGCACGCCAGCGAGCGCGCCGCCCGTACTTCTCGTTGTTGGGGTCGTTGTTGCTCAGCAGCCGGTACAACTGCTTGCGCCGGTTGACAAGCCAGTTGGTGCAGTCCTGCTTGCGCTTCTTCTGCTCGGCCGTCGTGCTGGTGACCCACATCCAGCACTCGCGCTCCTCGATGTACGCCTTCTCGGCATCGGTGCAGACCGCAGGAGCAGGCAGATTGACACGGTGCTTGGGCGCACCGCTCTTGCACTTGCCGAGGAAGTTGTAGCGCGAGCGCCGATGCGCATGCTCCCAGCCCGGCGTTCCAGCAACATCGCCGTTGGCAAGGTCCTTGATGAGCTTGCGCTGCTTCTCGATCCAGGTGTGACACTCGGCCTGACGCTTCCGCTGGGCCGTGTCAAACCCCGGCCAATGCTCGATCAGCCGTAGGGTCGTGAACTCGTTCCAGTGCGCCTTCTCGGCGTCTGTCAGGTCACTGTACTTTCCTACTGGTGCCGCCATTAGGCTGCCGCCCCCTGTGGTTGTGGCGCAGGGATCGGAGCAGGCTCGCCAAACAACTGCTCCAGTTGCTCCTTGCGCTTCTTGTTGGCTGTGTTCTTGACAAGTGTGTTGGCTACGTCTTCGGGGTCGAAGCCCTGGCCGACGAGCCGCCGATGCAGTTCCACGAACTCCGCATCGGTCAGTGAGTTGAGCGTGGCCGACGACCAGCCCTTCGGTGCCTTGACCTGCACGACCACGTTGTCCTGCGGGTTGCTGTCGAGCGTGCTGCGCAGTGTCGGGGCCATCTGGTCAACCATGTAGTCGAGCCGCTGGGAGCGCACATCGTTGAGCCAGAGATCGACGCGGGCCTGCGTGACATCGATCCCGTACTGCTCCAGCCACTTTGACGCCTCGCCCATGTTCATCTCCTCCATCAGCCCCGCCGCACGGCGCACCAAGTCGCGTCGCTTGTCAAGTGCTGACTGAGGGATGTTTGCCTTCTGGGCCTGCGTCTGCTTGACCACCTTGGCAGCAGTTCCACCGCCACCGTCGCCTCCCTTGGCCTTGCCATCGCCCTTGGCAGTGAAGCGACCGGAGGCCACGTCGGCGTTCGGGTTGCCGCTGACCGCACCTCGGAAGATGGCACCGGCGTTGTCGGGTTGAGCAGCGACCTGGCCTGGCGCTCGGGCTGCCAGCATGATCGGCGGCGTGTCATCATCACTGGTGATTACAAACTCGCTCATCGTTCACCCCACTACGCAGGCCAGAATCCTCTTTTGACCGCCAGGACTATTGACGGTGATCTGCTGGAGCGAAGATCCGGCCGGACAGTTCATTGCTCCTGACGGACCCTGGGGGCCTTCTGGTCCTTGAGGACCACGCGGGCCGGTAGCTCCTTGTGGCCCACGCGCTCCAGTCTCTCCCTTGTTTCCATCAGCGCCCTTGTCACCCTTCGAGCCGGTGGCACCTGTCTCACCCTTGGGGCCTGTTGCTCCTGTCGCTCCAGCGGGTCCCTGCGGCCCCGGAGGGCCTTGCGTGAGCTTGACCGGCCCCAATTGCAGGGTGATGTTGCGTGGTCCCTTGCACGACCCCTCACGCACGTTGAGATCGCCCTTCGTCTCGATCCCGCCCCAGTTCTGCGCGCAGACATGGATGACACCAGGGTTGCCTTGCGCCCCAGCGATCCCTGCCCCGGCCAGCAGGGTCGATACCACCGCTATTGCTAGTACGTGTCTCATGGGTGTGCGATCAGCCAGCCGCCCAACTCGGTCAGGTACTCGTCGGTGCCATCGGCGTCGAACATGATGAACGCGGTTGACGTGTCGTTGTCGAAGTAGGCCGTCGCTCCCTCGGGGGCGTCGTCCGGCATCTCATGGACGTACACGATGGAGAAGTTGGCGCGGGCGATGGGGACGAAGCCGAGCACGCCGTAGGGGTGCTCCTTCCACATCTCCTTCCACGCCTCCTTGACGGTGAACAGGGTGTTGTCACGGCGCTTGCACTCCTCGTCGTGCTCGATCCCATCCGTCGCCCTGACGTACTTGATCCCGTTGGCCTCGGCACTGATGAGCGTGGCCGCGTTCACCGCATCGCGTGTCTCCGACCTTGCCACTCGGTCGGCCTTGTGGCCCTCGAAGCCGCTGAAGTGCGCCCGCACCTGATCCGCGATCTCGTCAGCGGTCAGCCCATCCTGCATCTGCTTGACGAGGAAGTCGCGTAGCTCGTTGCGGACCGTCTGGTGGGTGAGCTTGATGAGCCGTGCCGACTGGCGCGCCAGCCAGTCGTCAAGTTGCTTGTCGTCCCACTCGGTGTCGATCCGGCTCCGGGACTTCTCCAAGTCCTGCGCTCGCTCCGCGATCCGCCGCAGCAGCGCCTCCGACTTCTCCCGTAGCTGCTGCATCTTCTCGGACTCGTCGCCCCAGGTGGCGAGCAGCGTGTTCGCCAGCTTCGTCGCTGCCTTCTTCGTCATGGCGATGATCTTGTCAGGCTTCTTGTCAGCGAACATCATGATGATCGACTCGACGTTGACCGAGCGGAACTCGTCGTCGTCCAGGTTGACATCTGCTGGTTCGAGCTTGGCCGTGGCCACGTGACCGGCGAACTCCGGGTAGAGGTTGCGGTAGTAGCCGAGCCACAGCCGCCGCAGTTGCAGCATCAGCGAGCGGATCGTCCTGTCGCTGTAGTGGTAGGTGCTGGGCAGGCCCGCCACGAAGTCATCGATCTCGCTCAGTTCGATCAACTCGCGTCCGGCCACGTACATCATCGGCGTCACGTGCGGCTCGTCGCTGAAGCCCATGGCCGAATTGTTGTTGCCATTGGCAGTGACACCCGGCGCTGAGCCACCGGCCTGAAAGCCGGGGTTGACAGCCGGGTTGCGAATGATGCCGATGCCGTTGGCAGTCGGCGTCACGCCGGGAGGCTGCGCGTTGGCCTGCTGCTGGATCATGAGCGCCTGGTCGGCTGCCAACTGGGCTGGCGTCTTCAGTGGCGTTCCAGAGCGCCGGAAGATCTCGACCAGATCGACCATGGAGAAGGCGTTCGGGTTGCTCTGGCCGATCAACTGGAGCACCTGCTTGTAGAACTCGATGTCCTCCTTGCGGAAGCCGTGCGACACCTTCTTCGCCCTGCCACCATTGTTGATGAAATCGGGGAAGTTGAGCGTGAGCAACTGCGGCAGCCACAGCCGGTTGATCTCGTCATCGATCTCGGCCATGTCGAGTTCGAGCGATTCGGTCAGCATCTCGGCCATCTGCTCCGCGATGTTGCCACCTGTGTTGCCACCGCTCTGGTTGCCGCCGATGAAGGCCAGGTCCGGCACCCAGATCGAGCGCAGCTTCATGATGTTGATGTAGTTGAACCTGTCATCGAACACCTTGAGCGATTCCCAGGGCGTCTCCATGAACTTGAAGTCCCACTCGCGCTGGGTGGCCGACGAGTCGAGGCCCGCTGTCGCCATAGTTGACGGGACGGCGGCGACAGCGTTCGCCCTGATCCGCTCCGCTGCCTCCAGCGCGATCTCCCAGTTGGGCCGCGTCTCGCCCGTCTCGGCATCGACAAGCGTGCTGCCCTCCGGGTGGTAGGCAAGCACTGGCGGGATCGCCAGGCGCTCATACGCCCGGTTGGACATCATGAACAGGAAGCGGTAGGCCCACCAGTAGTCCCGCGCGAAGCCGATGCGCGGGTAGCCGTACATCGAGCCGTGCTCCTCGTTCTTCTGGTTGACAGCCCAGTACGAGTGCCAGATGTCAATCTGCCTGACGCTCTGGTTGCCCTTCTGGCTGCTGGCCTTGAAGCCCGACGCCTTGTTGCGCTGGGCGGGCGGCACCTCGTAGGCCATGCCGGTGAACTCGCCCGTCTTGTCATCGAACTGCGGCGTCGTCTGCTCGGGCCGCAGCGCCACCGGGTTCTTGTAGATGATCGGGTTGACGTTGCCCTCGTTCCAGGCGGGCTGCTGCGCCTTGGCAGGGTCGGTGGCAGTCGGGTCACTCCAGGTGCCACCGGGGTTCTGGAAGATGAAGCGCTTGACGATCCCCTGGAAGCCGAAGTCCTTGCATAGCTCGCGCTGGAAGATCAGCGTGGCGTAGATGCCCCGCAGGCAAGCGTCAAGAAAGGCGCTGATCTGCGGATTGGGACCGTTGTTGTCATACGCCTCGATGTGCCACTCCGCGCGCACCAGCGGCACCTTCATGTAGTGCAGTCCGAACGCGACCATCGGGTCCTTGCGGATCTGGCGAAGCTGCGCCAGCGTCACGCGCTCCGCATCGAACGGCGGACCGAGCGTGTCTCGCTGGGCTTGCCATGTGGTCTGGTCCGGCGTCTGCTCCGCGAGCGTCGGAGCCTGCTCGGACCCCAGCACCGACTTGACTTGCTTGTCAAGCTCCTTGGGATCGATGACGGTCGTCTCGATCTTCGCCTTGGCCTGCTGAGCCGCGCCCATCTTCACCGCTCTGGCGGTTGACACCGGGGCGCGAGCACCGCGTGCGACAGTGGGCATGTCAACTACCTTCCTATCTCAATGTGAACTGGGGGTCCAGGTGAACCTGCGTGCCGCCTGAGAACGCCACCTCGCCGTGGCGCTCCTGTCCATCTTCCATCGCTCGTCGTCCTGCTGAGACGGTCATCGCACGCCGCTCTCGCCGGTTGGCAGAAGGCATCCCTTGCTGCACTCCACCAGCCGTCACACGCTTGCGGGTCTTGTCCTGCTCGATGACCTCCGCATTGGCAATTCCGTACCGCCACGCCGCCATTGCGTGATTGTATCTGTCAAGTTCCTTGCCTGTCTTCGGGTTCTTCTGCCAGACCTCGACCTCCTCGCAGAACATCTCGCAAGCGTCGATGTCAACAGCAAACCTGTCATCCACGACGAGGTTCTGCACGACCTCGATCAGACGCCCCTTGTCGCGCGTCTTGACAGGCCAATCGGACTTCATGCCATGGTTGACGAAGATCAGCCGGTCACCCTTGCCAGCCGGATCACAGAAGCGCCCGTTCACTCGCCAGGCTTGACCGCCAACTTCCTTGTCGCGCTTGTAGGCGTCCTCTACCTGGACGACTCTCTTTGCGAGCGTAGCGCTGTCAATACCAGCGACATAGATCTCGCGGAAGCAGACATACGTGCCCGCCGCCAACCAGATGGGTTGGTAGTTGAAGTCGATGCCTGGGACCTCTGAGGTGAGGTACTGGAACCAGAGCACGCAGGCAGGATGCCCGGTTCCCCAGTCAACGCCCTGGTAGATCGGTCCGTAGAGCCGGTGCGGGACGTAGTTTCTGATCCCGTACTGGGGGAGCGACCAGCCAGGGATGTATGCGTTCTCGTCTTTTCCTTCACGACACTCATGTTGTAGCACCCACGTCCCCGGCGTGTTGCGCTTGAATGTCTGTCGCACATCGATGTAAGGTTTCCAACCACGGCCCCGGAACGCCTTGCCGTCAACAACCTTGCCATCTTCGTAGACGGCGCAGACGTGGTTGAGTCTACGTGGTTCACCGACCAACTCAGGTGTCGGTGCCTCGTTGCCCCAGCGGCCCTTGGCCACGCGGTGACACTGACAAGTCTCTTTCGGGTCCAGCCCCAGTTCCTTGCAGCGCTTGCGCCGCTCACGCAGAGGTGCGCACTGGCAGTTTGCCACCTCGGCTGCCGTCTCCCAGATGCACCAGCGGTACACCTCGAACAACGGAATGTCACCTGCCTTGAGATCCGCTGCCACCTCGTCCAAGAGCGTCTGCATGCGGCCCTTGAGCGAGTTCCGGGTGGACGTGGCGATGTCCTGCGGCGGGATCACACCCCGGAACTGCTCCATGAACGAGGGCAGTTGCCCCTTCGCTGGCAAGGACACTGCCATGCCTCGGGACTGGTTCCAGACCGCTTCCTCCATCATGTCGATCTCGTCGGCATGCGCCTTGGCAGGGTGCGGGCCAGAGACGGCATTCTCTGAACCGGCAACCACCTCGACCTTGGAGCCGGTCTTCCAGACGGTGTGCGACTGGAGCGGCTTGCCCCGGATGAAGTCCTTTACTATGTCAGTACGCCTGCCAGTCTCCTTGTCGATCTCGTAGCACCATTCCTCGATGTGCGCATAGCAGCGCTGACCCTGGCCCTCGGTGGCACCGAAGGACATCGACTCGCACCCAGCCTTGTAGGTGGAGTTCAGGAAGTGCAGACAGGCGACAATGAACGTCTTAGAGCCACCTCGGTTGGCAAGTGCCAAGGCTGCTGATACACGCTCGAAGTAGAGATCGGCTAGGAACTGAAAGGGTGCGACGTGATCCGGGCAGACAGCGACACGTGGGATGTCAACTCGAAGGTTGACCTTCACCCACAGATGAAGCTCGTCGTCGTTCTGCGGACCGTCGCTTCGCAGCTTCCTCGTAAGCGTTTGGACGCGGCGCACGATCTCGCGCAGTGCCACCTCGTCCATTTCCGTTAGCACCTGAGGTGTCACTCCCAGCTTCCGCAGCAGCGGCGGGATGTCCTGCTCCGTTATGTCGCTGAGGATGACCTTCTCCCGCTCCTTCTTCTTGCGGGATGTCTTCGTAGGCGGTGGCTTCGATGACCTCTGGGAGCGCACGCGCCGCTGTGTCGATGTAGGCGGCGGTTTGTCGGTCACCAAAGAGTGCAAAGAGCGTGCCAAGCAACTCCTCCTTCGTCTGGTTGTCGATGTCGGCGGACTCCTCGTCCAGTTGCAGCTTGGCCTCGCGGTTCTCGATGTCCATCGCCAAGCGAACGGCATCAAGGTTGGCCTTTGTGCCAGCGTCAGGATCAAGTGCCCTGTCAAGAGCCTGGCGCAGCTTGGGCTGGAGGCGAGTGCGGACGTACTCCGCAAGCGACTGCGCGGCACGCTGACGCGGCCGTCCTGCTCCAGCTTGAGCGCCGCCAAAGCGACCCTGGAAGATCATCTGGTAGGCACGGACCTGCGGCTCCTTGTGGTACACGTACTTGCCAAGGGCCGTGTCATACTTGGGCGGCTCATGCCCCCTGTCAACCAGCCATTCGAGCGCCGCGACCTGATGTTCGTTCAGACCAACGTCGTTCTCAGGCGGGATGTCATCACCGTCTGGAGGGACCAATGCCGCTGCCATGCAGGCATTCTACATGCCCTATGGATGGGATGCTGGCTTGAAGCGCGTATCGTGCGCCCTGGACGGCGGAAGCAGCATCCGCTCGCGGAAATGGCCCGTCTCGCTCTCGTAGCCGATGTACGTGCGGTTGGGGCCGTCCTCGATCACCCAGTCCCACTCTGGCAGGTCCCTGAGGTCCAGTTCCCGGACCCTCAGCACCACTTCCAGCAGCCCCAGATCGACCGTCAGGACAGGACTTCTGTAACTTCTATTGGCACGTTTCGTGATGCCGTACCCGATCAGAGCGCGACGTATCACCCGCTCTGACACATTGGCCTGCCCCATAATCGTCTGGAGATATGTCAAGCCACCTATCGTGAAGTTGGCTGTCTCCATGCCACGGTAGCGCTCGATCCGCTCCTTGTGGCCACGTGCGTTGAAGCTGCGCTCCGACGCCTCCCACTCACGCAGGAAGACGTAACGCGGCACCCTGCCCTTCTTCAGTGCGCGCCGGAATATGACAGCTTTGTTGTCATCAGCCTGGCAGTTGCGACACTTGGCCTTCAGGTAAAGCGCTTTAGTATCAGTACCACTGACAGGCATCTTGTGCGTGTTGTAGTCATCCTTGTCTTTGACCACGCCACAGCCCGAGCAGCGCTTGGCTGGCGGTCGCCGGTCGAAGCAGCCATCGACAATTGGACTGTCACGTACAGCCAGTCGGCGGGGCTGGCAGACCTCGCATGTCTCGGCCCGAGGCGAGATCTCACCGCCGCAGCGCGGACAAGTGCCACGCTGGTTGGCATACCAGTCATGCTTGGCCTTGCGTGTGCGTCGGCCGTCAGGATCACTCAGCAGGGTTGACACAAAGCTGGGTGAAAAGCCCATCTCACGTGCTACCGCTGTCACCGACATGCCTTCGCCGCCACCGCCCTCCGTGCGCAGTGACAGTGCGATTGCCGCTAGCTGACGGCGCGACTTACTTGCGTCGTTCGAGGACCGTCGGGGCGGCAAGGGCATGGGTATAAGCGTCCATTTGATCCGTGCCTCCCGATGTTTTGGCTAGTACCTTGACATCAGGATACTGCTTCTTGAACGCCTCCCACGCCTTGTCCTTGGACATGTTGCCCTGCCCCTTGAAGACGATGCTGCGGCTCTGAGAGGTGCCGGGGTTGAGCACGACCCCTCCGTAGCGGCTGGCGGCGAGCAGGGCGACTCCCTCATGGTGTGAGAGTGCTCGGATCACCGGCTTGGACTGGAACACGTCCAGCTTCTCAACCGCAATGACATCTGGCTTCATCGTCCGCAGCCAGAACCAGAGCCAGTTGTACTTGTCGCCCAGCATCTTGGGTGCACTGTCCTTTGGGTTGTCAGGTTTCCAGGTCACGGCCTGGATGCACTCGCCATTGACAACTAGGGCGATGGCAGAGAACCCGGTCTTCGCGTTGTCTACGCCACAACACCTCATCGGTCCCTCTCAGCTTGAGCGCCTACGGTCAGCCCGCTAGCGTAGCAGGCCACGAACAGATCCAGCGCGTACTTCTTGCGAGCGTGGAGGATTCGGTCGCTGTTCTCCCCCATCACCTCGCGGGCGAATGTCATTGTGCTTGGCACATCGAACTCGACCACGATCAGTCCGGCCTCGACGGTCGGCGTGTAGGCATCGAGCGAGCGCCGTCCAGGGAACACTCGCCCTGCCCGTTTGAGGACAAGTCCCCTGGCAGTCTCTAGGTCATCGTAGTCAATCATGTTGCTCCTGAACGACGAAGGGGAGAGCCGAAGCCCTCCCCTCCGCACCGGGCATGGTCGCCAGTGTTGTCAGTGTCGCTGCCGCAGGTACACGATGAGCGCCACGACGATGAGCAGTGCGACCACCGGCAGACGGCTCTCGTTGTGGCGGATCTTGACACTGATCTTGAAGTGGTCCATCAGCGTGTCCGACGTGTCCGGGTCCTGGTCCTGGTTGCTCCTGCGCCCCTGCCAGCGCTGGTGCCGCGAGTCGAGAGGCGCGGGGCACCCATCTGGTCCTCGCTCTCAGCCTCGTCCCCGACGAAACCGCCAACCCTGCTGATGGTTGCGTGCTTGATCTTGAGCGTCGTGGCCAGGTCGCGGAAGCGCACGTAGTCGGAGTAGGCCGACTGGACAAGCGCCTTGGCAGAGACGACCGGCTCGCTGGTCGCCGCCTGCGCCTTGCGCTTGGCCTCGTTGCTCTGGTCGCTCTCCAGGATGGCGACCGCTTCCAGATAGTCAGCGATCTGGACATAGAAGCCGTGCTCGACGTAGGCCGTGCTGGCTCGCCAGGTCGCTGTGGAAAGGGCGTTGACAAAGCGCCCCATCAGGTTGGACATCTCGTCGTGACTGGTGCTGGCCAGGTCATCGGGGATGACAGGCATCTCGCCCTCCCAGTCAGGAGGAGCACCCAGTCCGGCCACCGCAATGGCCTTGTCATGAAGGCGGGCGTTGACGAACGCCGTCGCCAGCCCACCCGGCACCGCCGCCAGCAGTGCATCCTCGTCCGGGGCCTCCTTGCCCCTAGACGGCAGCTTGAGCGCTAGCTGGGATGAGCTAGCGCCCTTGCCGTTGCTGCTGCTGGCAGGGCGACGACGCCGAGTCCTTGTCGCCCCAGTTGGCATCAGACCTCGATCTCGATCTCGCCCTCGGCCAGCGCCTCCAGGATCATCTCCCTGGTCAGCGTGATCGTTCCCGCGCCGTTGGAGGAGGGCTTGGCCTTGCCGCCGGTCAGCCCCGCCAGCCCGCCACGGCGGCGCTGCGGCTTCTCCTCCTCGCCGTCGCCGTCGCCCTCGCCCAGCGCGGCCTCCAGTTCGTCCAGTCGCTTGAAGACGTTGGAGCGCGGGGCCTTGCGCCCGTTCTCGTAGGCCCTGACGTACTCGATCTGCTCCAGCGTCAGGTCGCCATCCTTGGCAGCCTGCGCCAGCACCTTACGGATGTCGGCGGCAGTCGCCTTGTCATAGCCCTCCCACGGCTCCTCGCTGGGGGCCTCGCCCTCGCCCTCGGCCTCGCCGTCATCGCCGCCCTCGCCCTCCGGGGGGATGATCTCATCGATGTAGGCGAGCACGCGGCTGGAGGGCTTGTCCTGCGCCTCCTCCCAGGACGCGATGGCGACGAGCGAGTTGTAGTCGTCGTCATCGTCCATGTCGAGTTCGAGCGCCTTGATGGCCTTGACCCGGCTGGCCGCGCTCAACTCCTCGTAGCCCTTGATGATGTCCTCGATGTCCACGGCGGCCTCGCCGTCGCCATCGTTGTCACCGTCGGAGCCGTCGAGTTCCGGCAGGTCCCCGAACTCCACCTCGTCGCCATCGACCGAGATCCCGGCGAGTTCCAGGATGTTCTCGATCAGTTCGCCCATGGCGGCGAACTCCTCGTCGTCGTTGTCCGGCGTGACGCCCTTGTTGACATAGGCGTCGAGCATCTGGGCGACGTTCTCGGCGGCGTCGTCGATGCGCTCCTTCTTCGTCTTCGGGACCGTGTAGTCATCGATGACGTTGTTCTCGATGGCCATCTCCAGGATCGCCGTCGCATGGGCGTCGTCCAGCTTCAGATCGGAGATGTCGATTGCCTGCTTGGTTGGCACTTGGCCTCCTACGTTGATGTGTACACTCGGTTGACGTTGTGGCCCGCCCCAAGCCCCTCTGACTGCCAGGTCGGAGGAGGGCACAGGGCCTCCCAGCCCGGAGCGGGCCACCCAGGGATCATAGCGCCTCAGCGCCGAGAATCAAGTCCAGAACGCTTCTACGCTGCTCTGGCGGGCTTCTCGGCCCAGAACGTCTCGACCGCCTCACGCACGCGCGACGGGTCGTACTCAGGGCGTATCTCCCGCGTATCGTCCACGCCTGCGCTGGCGCTCAGAGCGATCCTACCACCCGCAGCGACGGCAGCGCGGTGATCGTCCCGGCAGATCTGTCCCCAGTCGCACCATTTGCAAGGGTAGTTGTCTTTCGTCCACTGCCAGCCGAACGGGTGTGAGAAGCGCTTGTCATCGAAGTTGGTAGCAGGCAGCAGGTCATCGAGGAACGCCTGTCGCCAACTGGCAAGGCGCTTGCGGCCTGCCGCCATGAACGCCGGGTCGTACTCGAACATGAACTCGAATGTGTCAATCGGGTTCTCACGGCTGACGTAGTACAGGTAGCCGCGCCGGGGCGGTGCCAGCGTCACTTCCCGCAGGCACTTGGTGCCGCCGTGCAGCGGACACATGACAGCATCCTTGGCGACAATGATGGCGAAACGGCCTGAGTTGAGACAGCGCAGCTTCGTGATCGCGCCCGCCTCATGCGCCACGCCGATCTGCGCCTTGACCTGCATCACGTGCTTAGGGTCAGGCCCACGGATCAACCGGCGCATCTGCTCGATCACGTCAGCGTCCTTGCTCTTGACCTCGGCCACCAGCGGCTCGATGTCGCGTGGCCAGCAGACGATGCTGTCAACCGTGGAGGTGAACCAGTAGGCCGGGTCGATGTACTGGTCTTGGAGCACGAATGGCAAGTGTGCTGGCGCAGAGACGAGGTAACCGGCGTCGTACCACTTGCGCACCAACGAGTCCTCAAGTGCCTTGCCAGCTTCAGCCACCTGGCGTAGCCAGCGCGGAGTGACAGGCTTGATGAAGTCCATCATCGTGTAGAGCGCCGCCCGCCCGCAGGCGAACTGCTCGGCCGGGAACGACGAGCCATGGAAGCTGACATGCCAGACCTGGCCGTGGGCATGTCCGATCCTCGGCTGCTCGCGCTCCAGCAGCGCCGCGAACTTGTACGACGCCTCGGTCAACGGGTCGATCTCCCGCATCAACCCGATCCTGGCCCAGAACTCTCCCCTTGTAAGTCCCACTGTCACTCCGTCCCTAGAAACTCCCCGAGCAGCACCCTGTCAGGTCGGTAGCGTGCTCGCCAGATCGTCTTGATCGTCCACTTGTGGCCGCGTGGACACAACAGGTAGCGCTCGAACGAGGGCTTGATGGCAATCGGCTTGAACATGGCGGCGTCAACGTCAAACACGTCCTGGTCCCAGTGCAGCGACAGATCAGTGATCCGCTCGCCGCAGGTCGGACAGTGAAGCTCACTGACATCGACACCTTGCATGTCACTTCATCATCCGCACTTGCAGCGGACCGCAGGGCGACTCGAAGCGCACGTTGTCAGCCGACCTGGCGTATAGCCAGCCACGCTCGTCGTAGCGCTCGATGCAGCCGGTGAACTGGCCTAGCTCGCCTGGCGTGCGCGAGTAGGCGGCGTCGTAGGGCCACTCTATGACCACCCAACTGCCAACTGGAAAACTCGGCTGCAAGCGGCGAGCGCGGCGGGCATGGGCGCTGCCTGCGTGCGCGTCTCTGGAGCCGCCGAAGGGCTGACGGAGGGCTGGCGATCTCCCAGAGGGCGGCTTCGTCAATGTGGACGACAGGGGGATATCGCCCAGACGCAACCCAGGCACCGGCTCGCTGGTAGAGGGCTTCGGCTTGCTCTCGGGTTTCGACAACTGGGTAGGCGTAACGGCCGCTTTGGACCGCACCCGAGTTGATGCCTTCCGCGAAGCGCCAGATCTCGAACTGCCGGTTCCACCACCGTCTGACAGCAGCGCGTTCAGCGGTCGGGTCGGGGAAGATGATCGGTCTTCCTTCGTAGAGGGCTTGGATGACGGCAAGTTGCCAGTCGGCAAGTTCGAGTCCGTGCCCAGCAGCGAAGCTAGCGATCCACCGCGTGATGTCTTCTTGGTTGTCTTCTTGCTTGCCCATGGGTTCTTGTCGCTCATGTGTCCAACTTCAGTCTGGTCAGGATGCGCTCGCGCAACTCGTCGTCCTCAGCGATGGCCTGCCGTGCCGCAGGCTCGCCCTTCCACCCGAAGTCGCCCTTGCCGCGCGCCTTGGGAATACGCTCGAAGTCGTCGTCAAGCGGGTAGAACATGCCGCCGCCGCCGCTGTCGATGATGTGGTAGTGCTCAGCCGCTTGCAGTAGCTCGAACTCGGTGTCGAAGCCGACCTCTTGGATCAACTCGCCGGTGTAAGTGTCAGTGACAGGGAACTGGAAGCGCATCTTGGCGTTGCGGAACGGCTTGCCGGTCGAGTTCTTGTCGAGCTTGCAGTTCATCTCCAGACCGGCAACCTCATGGCCATCCGTGCCGAGCGCCATGAAGTCGTTCGAGGCCCGCTTGTAGTCGTCGGTCAGCGCCCGGTCGTCGGTCATGTAGAGCTTCCTGCCAGGACTGAACTGGATCGAGAGCGAGTGGTTGTGCTTGAAGAAGCGCATCTGCGGCGGCGTCTCAGGGGCAACCTGCTTGCCACCCTTGAAGACCGTCTTGCCAAGCTGCGTGCGGACCTGATCCACGAAGATGATCGTGTTCTCTTGCCGGTCCATCCGCCGCCTGACCTTGCGCAGCCGCCGCCACGCCTGCGGAGCCGAGCCGCGCTCGTACTCCCCCGGCACCAGGCCCGCCTCCATCATCGACTCGGCGTTGCTCACACTGTCAACGATGACGATGTGGTACGCCTCGACCATCTCGGCCATCTGCCAGGCGATGTTCTCGATGATGTTCTCGTCCAGGACGATCAGCTTGTCCTCGTCCTTGACATCGATCCCGAGCGCAGCAGCGAAGTCCCAGGCGAACCGCTGCTCGGTGTCGTAGATGGCAACTGACATGCCATCAGGGAAGCGCGCCAGCAGCCGTTCGAGCTTCTTGGCCAGCAGGCGTGCGTAGATCTTGTTGCGCTGGGCCTCGTAGAAGCGGATCTCGCGCTCGTACTGCGCGCTGATGACCTCGCCGTAGTTCTGCGCCGTGTAGATCAGGCCGAGATTGGTAAGCGACTTGCCAGATCCCTCGTCGCCCCACCAGCGGTTCCAGTGGCCGATGGCCGCGCCGCCACCTGTCGCCCACGTGAGCATCGGGTTCCAAGGGAACGGCAGCCGGGGCACGCCGTCGAGAATGCCAGGCGTGTTGCCGGTGAAAATGCGCGTCTCCCAGTCCTTGTTCTCCAGGACCCAGGCGCGTACTGCTGCTCTCTTTGTTGCGTCAACGGGCAAGTGCCCTCATCTTTCGGTTGAACTTGACGCCGCCATTGCCATTGCGCTTGCCGGTGTTGAGCGGGGGTGGCTCCCAGCCGTGGTCCGCAGCGACCTCGATGACATCAAAGATGTCGTTGACTGTGATCGCCCCACGATCATTCTTGCGCCCTCGGACGAGGAACGCGGTCGGCTCGCGCAGGTACTTGTGATCTCGTCGGTAGGTGTGTGGGAAGAAGGTAAGTGTGTAGACATCGGAGCCGAAGGCCATGTCCACGAACGCCATCTTGTCGCCACCCTTGGTGGTGATGACAGACGTGCGGGTGACCTCGCCGCCGACGGTCACGTTAGCAGCTTCGCACTCCTCACAGTCGCAATTCGAGCCGTGGAGCCAACTGCCCTTGACCTTGCGCCGCTTTGGGGCCTGCGGGATCTCGTCCACCTCGGCCATCGTCATGATCCGCTCCTCGATGAAGTCGTAGTAGCGGACGACTGGTGACCCACTTGTCATGCCGATGTTCAGCGACTCACGCTCGAACATGGCGATGTCAGCCGGGGTCGGCGGCACCACCTCGTTAGTGGGATTGACACCCTTCTCGCGGATGAACTCAGCCACCGTGTAGGTGTCGTGGCGCTCCTCCCACGACTCGGCATACTTGTCCTTGTGCTTGACGCAGTGCATCAGCGCCAGCGTCTCCTCGGCCTTTGCCCGTAGCTCCTGCGCCACGTCGATGTCAACCTTGCGCCGCTGGAGCATCTGGACTTGCTTCTCTGACAACTTGACTGTCTTAGGTCGGGAGCAGCCACAGGCCATCTGGACCTGGAACTTCAGCATCAGACCCTCCCACTGGCCCGCCTGGCTGAGCAGGTACTCACGGTCATCGGTGCTGTCGAACGCGCCTGCCTTCACCAGTGCGATGGCATGCGTCTTGTTGGTGCCCTCGGGATTGCGCTGGCAGTAGTCGGTGAACGACATGTAAGGACGGTTGGCCATGATCCCCTGCGCCGCCGCCCAGCCCATCTCGTTGATGCTGGCCAGCCCGAAGCGCAGATTGCCATCGTCCACGATCCAGCCTGCCTCGCTGGCATTGACATCAGGCGGCAGCGCCTCGACGCCGAACGTCCTGGCTTCACGCAGCCCGGACTTGAGGAACTGTTCCTGCTCCTTCTTGTCACCCTTGGTGCCAACCGTCAGAGCAGCGGCGTAGAAGGCCAGTGGGTAGTGGACCTTCAGCCACATGTCCTGGTACGCCTGAAGGCCGTAGGAGGCGCTGTGGGAGCGGTTGAAGCTGTAGCCGCCGAAGTTGAGGATGATCTGCCAGACCTCACGGATCAGCTTGTCCGGGATGCCGTTCTTACGACAACCAGCTTCCCAGATCTCCCAGAACGGAGCCATCTCCTTCTGGGCCTCCTCTTTGCCAAGGCGGTAGAGCTTCGAGATCGCCTTGCGCATGAAGTCGGCCTGCGCCCCGGTGAAGTTGCCCATCGCCTTGCAAACCTGCATGACTTGTTCCTGGAAGGCGATGATGCCGTACGTGTAGCCCAGGTACGGCTCCAGCGAGTCATGCCACAGCTTCCACTTGCTCTTGCCCCGCTTGCGCTGGACGAACTCATCGATCTGCGCCGACGCTCCCGGTCGGTACAGCGCGTTGACCAACGCGATCTCGATTGTGTCCACTGGGGAGACAGCACGCATGGCGTCGGTCATCCCGCGCCCGGAAAGCTGGAACACGTCCCACGTCTTGCCTTCGATGAACGCATCCATGACAGGCCCCTCGACATCGCGTGGGTCACGCAGTGGCGATAGCTCGTTCGGCTCGACTGTCTCGCCGTAGTAGCGCTCGATCAGATCGACAGCGGCCTGGATCTTGTTCAGGGAGGTGATACCGAGCAGGTCGAACTTCTGCCAGCCGTACATCGAGACGATGGGGAACTCGATCCGGTCAGCCCACGCGGTGATGATCGACCGGCCGTCGCTGCCGGTCTGAAGTGCCATCCCAGTGTCCACTACCGGCTCGTCGGTGATGATGATCGCGCTGGCGTGACGACTGTCGTTCTTGATCTGATCTTCGAGGTTGAGCATGTGCTGCCACCACTCGGGGTGGTTGCCCTTGAACTTGCCGACAAGCGGGTTGTTGGCAGCGATCTTCTCCAGCCCACGCTCAGTGTCCCCGATGCTGTCACAGACCTCCTTGATCTCCTTGAAGTCGGCGTCCTGGGTGTTGGACACCTCCCTGATGACTGCACGCGGCCCGAAGGTCTGGTAGGCGATCACGTCAGCCACGCGGTTATAGCCGTAGACCACACGCAGGTATTCCTTGACAAGATCCCTGCCATACTCGCCACCCTCGAAGTCGGTGTCGATGTCTGGCATGCCCTCACGGTCGGGGTTCAGGAAGCGCTCGAACAGCAATTCATGCGGGATCGGATCGATCTGGGTGATGCCGATCAGGTAGCTGATGATGCAGCCTGCGGCGCTGCCTCGGCCGAGTCCGACACGGATCGGTTTCTTGCGCTTGCCCTTTGGGTAGATGACCCTGGACCCGATGCGGATCGGGAGCGGCTTGCTGCTCTTGGCCCACCGCACAAAGTCCCCGACGATGTAGAAGTAGGCGATGACATCTTTGTTGACAAGAACATCCCACTCCTCCTTGACCCGGCGCTCGTACTCCTCGTATGGGTAGCGCTTCCAATGCTGCGCCGGATAGGAGTCCTTGATGCGCGTTAGCCCCTCCTGCACCCACTCCCACACAACCTTGTTGACATCGAGGTCAACGTGAGGCATCTTGAGGGACTTGCCGAACGTGAACGGCCGGAAGCTGCCAAAGAAGTCATGGGTGTTGGCCATCGCCTCCCGAACAACGGCAGTCGGAAGGTCAGGATGGTTGTCGGTGAACTGCTGAGCCATCTCCTCAGCCGACGTGAGGTACACGGAATCGATCTCCTCCGTGTAGGTGTCCTCACCCGACGCCTGTTTGCTCTCCTTCTTGGAGATCGTCTGGCGGTAGGAGATCATCCGAACTATCGACTGGGTTTGCATCCAGTGCTGGTATGGGGTGTGAACGTCCTGGGTAGCTATGAGCGGCTCGCCCAGATCATGCGCGACGTTGACAACCCCAATGTTGTACTGGCGCTGGAAGTCGAAGTTGTGCGGCATGATCTCCAGCCACACTGGCCCGAACTGCTGCATCTGGCGGACCCAACGCTTCGCCCCTCGTTCGTCGCCACCCATGATGTAGAAGGCCAGTGGCGAGGAGATACAAGCAGTGGAGAAGATCAGCCCTTCATGGTCGTTCTCCAACATGTCAAGATCGATGACGGGCTTACCGTAAAACCCGCCTCCAAACTCCTTCTTGACCCACGATTTCGCACTCAGCCGCAGCAACGTCCGCCAACCCTGTAGCGAGCCAGCGTGGATGCAGAGATGCTGCGCCCAGTTGTGACCGTTCTTGCCATACCGCGACTCGTCCGACAGGTCCATGAACCGATCTGGACGGTAGTAAGCCTCGATGCCAAGCGTCGGCACCAGCCGTTCAGTGCCAGCCCGCATGACACTGGGGTCAAGGGGGTTCTCGTACTTCTCCGGGTGGCGGCAGGCGTGAACGTGTTCCAGCACACCACCCAACCGGCCATGGTTGGTGATCGCCAGGTAGTCCTGACCCTTGCGCACCGCCTCGTAGCTGAGTTGGTTGCGGTTGGCCGACCCGTCAAGCAGGCTGTATTCGTCGTGGCAGTGGGCGTGACCCGCAAACTTGACCATGGCTCCCCTTGATAAGCCAGGTTGGTTTACATACCTTTCAGCACGACTGGTACACCAGACGGCACCGAGCCGTCCCACACGCGGGCGAACTTCTTGTCAACCGGGTCGTCAGCGAACGTGTGACGATCTCCGACCTCACCCGTTGCCTGTTCGGGATCGTGCGGGCGCGCTGCCCACTCGCGCTGTGCCTTCTCGGCTGACATCTGCGCCTCGCTCTTGGTCTGGACCAGGCCCACGATGCCGGTTTCGACACCTCGCTTGACCCACGCGCCATCGACGCTGAACTCGACCAGCACGTCGGCTGTCTCGATGGCGCGCAGCACGCCCTCACGGCCCTCGACAGGTACGTTGATGTTTCCACCGTCGGCATAGACCTTGCCGTTGCGCGCGTCAATGATGACGACACGCTGTCGCTGCGTCGGCGTGGACATCAGCATCTCCCCTGTCTCCTGATCGACCAGCATCTCGCCTGTCACATCACTGACTGGCACCCACCGTTGAAGCGC